TTAACTTCATTGACAGTCTTTTGTACATCTTTGACAAGTGCTTTGCCTTCGTTGTACATAGCGCACAACTCTTTGACCCCAGTGAATGCGGCATTGGCAGCTTGGAAAAGAAGCAGGAATTCAATGGCTGATCCTTATGTTTTGATAATGAAGTAAATGCCTAAATATGGAGAAATCGTACTAAATGCAGTGCTTGATCCAGTTGAGTTTGTACCTGTAATCCCAGTAGATGCAGCGTTGGTTCCATAAGAAACACTACCACGGGTAGCTCCTGAAAAGAACTGAATACCACCAGAATCACCTGAAGCCCATGTTGTTGGGAAGTTATTTGAGTGGTTATGGGTTGGATCCGTAATACTATGGACGTGGCTTGGAAGTTGTGCAGAAGACGTCAAAGCTGTTGTGGCTGCACCACCCGTAGAAGCTAAGGCAATTGCAGATAAAGTTCCGGTCAAACTTGTAGAAGATAAAGTCTGGGTTACGCTGACCGTATAAACTCCAACCCCACCAAAAGTACCAGATACAAAACCTGTAATAGTCGTGCCAGAAGCTACGCTACCTCCAGATAAAACTTGATTAACACCAATAGTTCCAGTTCCAAGAGCAGATACAGTTAAAGTAGTACCCGATATACTTCCAGTAAAAGTCGATGTACTTCCAGAAGTTGCACCAATTGGCATAGCACCAGAATAATTAGGTAGTAAGAAAGTGCCGCTTGAGCCGCCAAACGTATACCCAATAACCCCAAATAAAGTAGAGTAGGTAGAAGTAGAAACACCCTGGCCGTTGCATATTAAATATCCAGAAGGCGGGCTAGATACAGACCACATATTAATAGTTCCTGTTGGAACTCCAACGGGCGTAACAGTATTTTGAACAAAAGCTGTAGTAGCTATGTTTACTGAATTATCCCCAGTGGGCATAGTTGGAGCCGTTGCCCCCGCAGTGCCTGTAAATGTTGTTCCGCCCGATACCGTCTGAGATATATTAACTGTCCAGGTAGTACCACTTCCGCTGATAATCTCGGTTCCGCTTGTAACACCGGTTCCAGAAATCCTTTGACCAGGGAATATTACCCCACTGGCTATGGCGCTAACCGTTAAAGTTGTTCCAGAAATACCACCTGTAAATGATGCGGCAGTATAAGCTCCTAAAACCCCGGCAGCAGATAAATTGCCTACATCCGTTGAATTTCCAGTAACGCTTAGGTTACCGTTGATATTAAAGTTACCGGCAGATCCTGTTTGTGCAGAGTAAAAGCCAGCTCCAGATCCTGTGGCATTTGCTGCATCGCAATAGCACTGAGCCGTAGTTCCAGACGAGCCGTAAGGAATAGCTAAAGTAGTTGAACCGCCTGTAGCAGACATAGTTATAGTCTGACCGCACAAGTTAACAACAATATACATCTTATTAACCAGGGGAGCTACGATAGTTACCCCAGCACTTGGGCTTCCTGTAAACACAAGAACCATGCTCCTGGCGTCATCTACAGTACCGTTATATGCCTGTAATGTATAGGTAGTTAAACCCGTTAAACTGATCGGCCTGACGCCGGAAATAGACTGTTCAAGCAAAGTTCCAAGGTTAGTATTGGTTGTATTACCCCAGGTTCCTGACTGGTCGCCCGTGCCCATAATGGCCAGTCTTAGTGATGTTGAGTACGTTGTTGACATAGTAAGTCCTTACTGACTGTTGTTTATCTTTACCCAAACGGTTGTTTGACCGTTATTGAGCTGTGTCCAAGTTTCTGATTGACTGTCATTGATCTGCGCCCAAGATGTACTTTGAGCACTATTTACCTGGGTCCATGTCTCAGACTGTGCATCGTTTACCGCAGCCCAAGTCACTATCTGACTATCGTTGATTCTAAACCAACCCCCCACGGCGTTCAAGTCAAGGAATGAAAGCAGCTCGGTTATAGCCTCGACAAACTGGGCGGTAATAGTTGGGGAATCTTTAAGGCTAAACGCCTCCGTTATGCTGACCGAGGTGTTGACATTAGCCGTTGAGGAGTCGGCTAAGCTGAAGTTCTGGGTAATAGACTGGAGGAAAGCTGAAGTCTGGGTGCTTGAGTCTGCAAATATCAGGTTTTCTGAGATAGAGTTAACAAAAGCCCAAGACTGCGTGTTGGAATCGGCTAAGCTAAAGTTCTCTGAGCGCGTCTCAAGGAATGAGGACTGCTGAGTATTTGAATCGGCAAAAGATACTGGCTCCCCGATACCTTCGATATAAGTGTCAATCTCGCTGTTAAAGTCAGTAAAGATTAAAGGCTCTGATAAAGCCAAAGGGAAATTGGCGGTAATGGTCGGAGTATCCGCAAACCCAACGTTCTGAGTAATCGTTAAGATGTACTGAGTTGACCCTAGGGAAGCAAAGGGTGGTTGGGCAAATGCGGCGTATCCAAACAATTAAGCAGACCTCACTAAACAACCTGAAAAATTAGTATACGTTAACCCCGCAATAATTTGAGTTCCTCCAGAATAAACCCAAATTTCAAAAAAATCTGAAGTCCCGTTTGCTTGCATTAAAGTTGAAATATTTAAAATTTGAGAACTTGCTCCGGAGCCTGTTGGAGTTGAACTTCCTTGCATAATTACACTGTTGTTTTTGTAAAGTGCAATATATCCGTTAATACCGGAACCTCCAAGTTGCGCCTGACCGTTTAATTGATAGTAACCCGCAATAGTAGGTGTAAATCTGTATGTTGAGGTGTTATTAAAGTTTGTATTTGTATCAAATACTTTTGTATCGAAAAGAACTTTTGTCCATGTGTTTGCCGTAATTGTTTGTGTAGTACCTAAACTAACTAAAAAAGCAGGACCACCTAAAGACATTTGAGGCTGAACTTGGGTTAATGACATAGTTATTCCTTACTTATATAGTGTGTTGGTTACCATTCAAATATAACAATACCATTTCCGCCAGGCTGTGAATTTGGATAAGTAGCATTGAATGCGCCTCCTCCACCAGCCCCATAAGCATTTGAAGAGCCATAGTTTAGACCTCCAGCCGCACCTCCTCCGTTACCACCACCGCCACCACCGCCACCAAAAATACTTGCACCACCTAATCCCGCCACGTTGTAGTTCGTACCAACTGCTGAACCACCCGCACCACCTGGAATATTTAACGTTGCATTTGAACAAGTTCCACCAGGTCCCCCTCCATAAGCACTTACAGCACCAGTACCACCAGTGGCAGTAATAGTTGTAATAGTTTGAGTTCCTGAAGAAATGCTCGAACTAGTCCCTGAGTTTCCAAAAACACCTGCTGCGCTTACCGATGCACCACCCGATCCAACAGTTACAGAAATTGTGTTTCCAGGAGTTAAGCTAGTAAGCCAAGAAATTCCAGCACCTGCAGCTCCTCCACCAGCTCCACCTTGGTTTCCAGCAATAGGGCCACCTCCAGAACCGCCACCGCCAACAACAGTAACTTTGAGTGCTGTAACTCCTGTCGGTATAGTAAATGTTCCACTGGATGTAAATGCTTGTCCGTAAACACCGGGTAATACAGATGCTATGTATACTGCATTGGTCATACTGTTACTCCAGTCAAAGCTGTTATTTCAGCAGAGGTTAGTCCTAGTGCTGTTAGCTTAGATATTGCAGATGCTTTAGCCGTTGCTTGGGATTGTTCATTAGCAGTTTCTTGGGCTTGTAGCCTAACTATTTCATCTTCTATTTGTTTATCAGTCAAATTGCATTCAGTTGGCTTAATCCATTGAACGACAACATCATTTTCCATGATAAGTTCTGCACCAGGTATTAAAGATACAATTGCATCATGTTTTCTTATTATTCTCATCCTGCAATCTCCATAGCAATAAGTTGGTTCAAGTTAGTAGCACTATAGTCATTTAAATAAACCGTTGAGGAAGTTGTTGCTAAACCAATTTGATAAGATATTGCAGAGGTTGTTGCAGGTGAGTCAACAAAATTATATGAGGTATTTGTCCAATTTCTATTAACGGTAAAACTATCCGTGAATATTCCATTACCAGCAGAAACATTAGTTCCATTACGCATAAATGTAAAGTATGTATATGCGTTCATTTGAACACTTAAAGAGCAAAACAAAAATATTCTGCTACTCGTACTATTTGGCGTAATAGATAGTGTCGGCCCAATTCCTGCAAAAGTTGCACTACTACTAGAATACCTTGCATTTATATTAGCTGTTACAACTTGCAGTATTCCGCCTGTTTGTGCCGCCATTGGTCTTCCACTACTATTAAGTATTGACCCGCTTGTTACAGTTGGCGTTGTCATAGATGGAGTAACTAAAGACAGGCTAGATGCTAATTGGCTAGACCCAACTGCGCCTGAAGCTATATAAGAACCTGTCACCGCGCCCGCAGTAGCAGGAATAGCATTAAGAACTGAGCTAACCAGGAAGCTCTCTATCGTTACCGTATCCCCTGTTGTACATCCATTGTTTAAAACTACCGTAGTTCCGTTGGTCGCTGTGTAGTCTGGGGTCGGCAGGTATACACCGTTTCTGTATACGTTAATAAATCCTGCTGTGTAGCTAGGCGGTGTAAATGTAGTCTGTCCTGATGTTGCAGTAAAGTTAGTTACTGTTCTGTAAGCCGTTGTTGTGACATTAGACGCAGGTATGCCTAAATACCTGGCTGATATATTTCCTGTTCCGCTTGGCGGTGCGCCCGAGAAGGTCAGCGTTGTACCTGATACTGAATATGTACTCGGATCTTGAACGACACCTGATACAACCACCAAGACGGACGCAGTGTTCGCAGGTGCAACAGACATTGTAAAAACAGTAGTTGAGTTATTCCCGTTGAACGTATCTACTACGAACGCTATTTGGTACGGTTGATTTCCAATGTACATTTAGCGAATTTCCTTAAGTATTATTATTGATGTTTGCCCATTGGCATTTATAGTTCCTGTACCTGCATTAACACCCCAATATACAGTATAAGTTGTGCTTGAAGTTGTTGCAGGAGAATCTAAATATTGCCAAGACAAATTACTTTGTACTGAGCTTCCTGGTGAATATAAAAGCCCAAAACTTTGAGTAATACCTGAACCCCCAGCAAGATTTGTAGAATTTCTATAAGTAGTTGCTGAAACATAATCACCCGCCCCAGGCGTATTAACATCAACTAAGGTTACAGCTATTAATATCTTACTTGTTGAGAACTGTGGAGTAATTGAAGCTGTTAATCCTAATGAAACAAATGATGTTGAGGATGTAGTAAGTCCTCCTCCTATAGTACCCTGCACAACCTGAATCACCGACCCAGTTGGCATATTAACAGCCGTTATGATCTGACTTTGGGATAAACCTGTATTGTCTATTGTTGAGAGTGGCATGGTTTAACCTAGTATAGATTTGATCTCATCTGCTGTAATGCCAAGCGCATTTAGTTTGGCCATTGCTGACGCTCTTGTTGATGCTGCTGTTGTAATTAATGCTTGCAATGCTGTCTTATCTGCATCGTGTTGCGTTTGGTTATACACAATTTCCCCGTTAACTAATGTTAAATACGGGTACTTATCAAACGTAAATGATGTAGGAATAAGCACCGCATCTGACGGTATAAGCGATACCTGCGTATCATCAAACCCCCAAGTTTTATTATCAGGTGTTATATAGTGGTTCATCGTAATTCAACCCAAGTATTAAGTGCGCCACTACCGCCATTCGTAGCCACGCTATATGTAGCACCGACTGGAACAACTCCGCAAACCGGACCAAAATAATTTGTTGTAGGAGCTTGCATACTTGTAAAAACAACAACACTGCTAACCGTTAAACTTGTTGCATATCCTACAGTATTAGATCCAGTCATTACAAAAACAAATATGGGTCTTCCAGTTGAATTGGTGTAAGTTGTACCAAGTGCCCTACTTCCTGTTACGCTCGTCCATGTTTGAGGACTATATCCTAATGAAGTAGATGTTTGTGTGCTTGTATCTGAAAAAGTAATATATTTGCTTGAGCCTAATTGAACGCCTGTACTTGTTATTTGTGCAGAATATGCAGATTTAGCCTGACCAAATCCACCAGTGTAAAACTGAATGGCGTTAGATGTCCCTGTGCTGTCAGTAGCAATAACTAAATTACCCGTAGTTCCTGATCCGCTTGGAGCGGACATCAACAAATAACCTTCATTAGCACCTGTAGTCGTATAACTTGAATTGTTATATGTTGAGCTGGTAATGCCCATGTCCACCCAGCCCGATGCGTCATTACCGTTATTTGGGTATGCTGAAAAATCAGCAGAACTATTCGCACCGTTAAAAGTGTTATAGATGTACGTTTGGATATAGTTATTAGCTGATCCGGTACTACCTGTAATTGGGTTTGTAGCGCCGCCCAAAGGAGCAGATGTGCCTGTGTAAACCGGCCCTGTTACCTGGTATGAATTCGTAGGAACAATAACCTGTACAAGTAAGCTCGTGTACTGAACCCAAATATTATTTGTACCGCTTGGGGGTGCAGAAGCAAACGTAATCGTATTGCCTGAAACTGTATAAGCTGATCCTGGGTTCTGTGTGACGTTAGCTACTACCACTAACATCTGATATGTAGATGCAACCGGACGAGACAGTGTAAAAACTGTGGTCGAGGCATTCCCGCTGAAGAAGTCTACAGCAGGTGTGTAAGCTTGGTTGTTTGGGGTATTGCCTATATACACAACTAATCCTTAAATTGCGGTAAGGGCGCTAATCCACACATCGCCAGAAGTAGCCGTGCCGTTTTGCACATACAAGGCATCACTTGCAATCAGTACTACTCTGCTTCCCTGAATCACCTCAAGAGAGCCGCCAGCCGGAACAGTGGCTTGATAGACCAAATAGTAATTAACCGCTGAACGCGTAATATATACAGAAGTCGTAATGGGGGATGCTGTTGTATTAGATACGATCAAACTGGCAATAGCTACTGTGCCCGAACTAATCGAAGAAATAACCGCCACCGCTGATGTACCAACGTTCTTATAGGCATAGGATGTATTTGCGTATGTGGTCATGTTAGCCCATCATAAAAGATTGAAAGTATGCGCTCTGATCCGGCACGTTTGAATATGCAGAAAACTCAGAGGGGTATGTACAGAACACCGTCAGTGTATCTGATGTGCTAAAACTAATCAGTGAAGTGTTTCCTGAACTATTAGACAGCACCGTTGTGCGAGATAGCGTATTACCAGAGGAAGTATAAGAACCAATTCCAACTTCCCAAGTAGCCGCAGTAGGATCTACGATTGTGTAATAAGTGGAGTTGCCGTTACCAATCCCGTTAGAAAATGTCTGAAAGCTGTTTACTGCGCCCGATAGATTAACCGAGCCTGTGCCCGTGGCTACAGTGCCATTCTCCTGAACGCGATCCGCAACTACAAAAGCCATTCATAATCCTTAAGACGTGGCAGTGGTCGAATATGTAACTGCTACAGTATCACCTGCGGTTGTTGTTTTAGCTACTGAGAACCCACCTGCACTCCAAAGAGTTCCAGTTGTTGAGCTTTGTGTGGAGCTTGCGCCTGTACCTGTAACCAAGAAACATCCTGTAATCGTACCGCCAGAACCTGTGATTGTGTAAGTAATAGCCGTTGCAGAACTCGTCACAATGTTAGAGCCTGAAGTCGTTACGTTATTGCCTGTAGCAGTAGCAAACACTGCTGTGCCGCGAACGGCAGAACCACCAACGGTATAGTTCGTAAACTCTGTCCAATCTGAATGAGAAGACATTGTGTCTGTAGGTGAATACCCTGTACTTGTAGCAATAAGACCAAGATAAGGCCCAACAAGCGTATAACCTGAAGCAGTATACAAAGTGGTGTTCATCATTAGAATCTTGCCAACCTGTACAACCTGGTTCTCAAACCCTTCTTCCCACTTCACATTACCGCTTGCGTCACGGCAAGTCATAGTCCAAAAGCCTTCTAAGCCAATTGGGTTTTCTGCTTTTGCATTTGTATGGAGCGTAGCTACTGCGTAATCTCCACATCCTTGTACTTCGTTAGCCATTGTGACTCCTAAGAAATTGTTATAACAGCAGTAGATGAAGTTGCTGCGGGCCAAGTTATTGTGAAGTTACTCATAGTAATATCACTGCCAAAATTTAAAACTGCTACCGAGTTTCCTGTAGTCGCATTGTAGATTAAAGCGCCCCTAGCTGTAATAGTTGCGCCCGTCCAGGTCACATTATTAAAGTAAGGAAATGCTACGTTATTCGCTAAATCTACGCTTGGGTTTTGGGAGATTGTGATTGTATTTCCACCGGCTGTATAACCAGTAGCCACAACCTCATTGGAAGTTCCAGAATAGGTTGAAGTTGTATTGCCAAGAGTAGCTAACCCAGTATACAAAGCAACCTTATATGTATAAGGAGAGCTTGTTGTAAAGTTAACCAGACCGTTTAAGCAGTCTGATTTAAACTGGGTAGTTTGGGTTTGGACGATCATATAGCAGCATTACCTTTAATATTTGTATTGAGCTTTGTTTGACCATCCCTGTACGCATCGCCTCTCTCAAGTCCATCACCAAGGCGTTTAGCAAGTTGAAGTGCTTCAGAGTACTTATCTTCGTAGTACTTAACCATATCCTGCTCACCCTTCATGAATAGCATTGCTTCGCGCATAGATCCATATAAAAGCACGGGATCAAAGTTATCCCCCAACCAGCTTGTGCCAGTTGAGTTGTTAATCGTTGCAACTGGAACGGAAAAGCCAGAACCAGAGCCGCCAACATAGGTAGACAATACGCTCAATGTATCTCCTACCTGGTAGAAGTTACCACCATTTTGCAGAGTAACTGAAGAAACCGTTCCGCCAGAACCGATCAAAATATCTCCATAAGCGCCATTTCCAGATCCGCCAGACAACGGTACATTCTGATAAAGACCAGGAGTATATGTAGATCCAGCAGTTACCGATCCAAGGCCAGTAATAATGCCTTGAACGATTGAGGGCGGATAAAAGAAATAGTGCAGTTCTACGTTATAAGTATTTGTAGAATCTGGGGTAGGACCAAGAATACAAGATAACTCATTAGCATTGCCGTACTGAGGGCCAAATATCGCATAATACTTAGGAACACCAGTAGCATTTGGGCTAGGATAAGCTTCTCTAATAAAGTTAACGTCTTTATTAAGCAGATAAGTAAAAGGTACAGTCGTATAGTCAGACGTATAAACAGCTATTGAATAAGTAGATAGCCAATCTAATGGCAAAGATAAATACTGATTCCCGCCGGTTAAAGTACCTGTTACGTTCTTACGGAGTGAGGCAAAATTAATCGTGTTATACACACGCTCCTCACACTGCTGAACGAATATAGGAATATTTGAAAGAAACAAAGACTCCGTATTCTCAGCATACGCTTGGATCGTGTTGTATAACGTCTCGTAGTTCACGCCATTGGCCCCCTAGCAATTCTGCCTTTAGTAGCAGCGCCATTTCCACGAGTTTCAATTCCTGTTGTCTCAACCATATCGTTGTGACCAATAGAAACACCACCGTTTAGTGGAGTCCAATTTTTACGGGTTGGCATTTCAACAGAGAAACCAATGTCTTTTTGCTCTAAAGCAGAACCATCCATTTTGTGTGGCGGCGCATACTCAGATGCTGGGCCATTAAACTTTTTAGTAGCCATTATTTGCTCCCAGGTTTTTGGTTGCGTGCACGTGCTAGATTACGGCCCATAGCTTTCATAGCTTTGCCTGTTACACCGCCCTTAGCCATTTTCTTTACGCCAAGTTTCTTTTCTTCTTTTTGAAGCATTGACTTAATAAGCTTTTTGTCTTCTGCTTCGTCTTCATGTTTTTTAGCCATTTTCTACTCCTACGTTATCGTTACAGAATTTACCGTGCCATTTGCAACCAAATAGTTTGGCGTTAACTTTCTATCAAACCCACTAGCCCCACCTACTGGACGCCAGCCCCACTGAATAACTCGACTTCCAGTCTCTGGATACCCAACTTCATTCAATGTGTTTAGCACGCCATTTTGGGTTTGCAAACCACTGTTACCGGAACCATAATAACTTATATCAGGTCTTGGCTCACGAACCGCTTGCGGATCGTTAACTGGATACATACCCAATTGTAGTTGTGGATGATCTGGGTCCCAACATTCTCTGCAAACTTTAATCGAATAAGGTTTGGTTTTTATTGTCTCTTTTTTAAGCTCTACAAGTTTGTATCGTTGACCGCATCTGTCACATTCAGCAATCGCAAACTTGCCAGAAGAATACTTACTTGGCATGGCTACCTCGAATAGAAGATGTTCCTAGGAACCCAACGAATCGGGGCAGTTTCTCTGTCTTCAGTAGCCGCTAAATTAAACTGATCCTCGTAATCTTGTTTAAGCATCATTACCCGATTTGGGTCAACTTCAGGCTTTTTAACGCTTATAAAATAAGCAAGCCCAGCCACAAAACAGTTAATAAACCTAAACGGTATATCCTGGATATTTACTCCACCGCCTGCATCTTGAATACGCCTCATGCGCCAATATACAAGTGTGTATGGGCCACCACCTGAATCTGGCGTGGGCCAAACGGTCAGGTTAGGAAGATATTGTATTGTTACAACTGCACCTGCAGTATGCGCTGCAGCGGTTGTTCCGTTTTGACCACGGTAACAGTTAACAATTTGGTTACCGCTAATATTAGCGTACCCAATAATTTCATTATCTAGCTGAATATACCCAGAAGACCGTAAGTTCTGGGTAGTGCTTAATGTTAAAGTCGTGTCTGTTGCAAGGCAAGTACTTGCAAGAGTTATAGTTGTTGTGTCTGAATTGCCAGTTTGGCGGTTATACCAAACTTGGATTGGGCGCCCAGTCGTTAATTTATTAGGTATAGTGGAATAGGTACTTTCACTAATACGGCTTAAATTAATGTCAGATTGATTAGAGGGGCTAGTATTACTTGTACGGGTTACAAGATCAAGAATATCAATAGTATCAACTGGAACATTGTAAAAGGCTTGCCCCGTAACTAGGGGGATTACGCATTCTTCAACAGTCCAAAGATTAATACCGCGGTTTGACCACTCAATGGTCATAAGATTTATTGACCTACGCGCCGTGCGTAAGTCGTATCCAGACCGCATCTGAAGACCGCAACGCTCATACGACTCCTCGACTAACTCGGTGAGATCTAAATTAAACGCTGTGGTTCCAGATGTTTGTGCCATTATTAATTGGCTTTATTAGATGCTGATTGTTCTTGAGCAACAGTCTGTGGAGCTTCAACTACTGGGGCTACAACTGGAGCAGCCACAATTACTGGGGCTTCTACTGTCGCAACTGGAGCCACTACTGGGCCTTCAATTACTGGAGCAGCAGGTTGTGCAATATCAAGGTGCTCTTCCAACTTAGCCAATAAGGCTTGAGTTTCTTGAGTTATTGCGCCGTGAGCAGCCTCTTGAGAAGCGGCTACATGCTTAATCAAAGCATATAAATGCTCAACGTTTGCTTCGATGTGTTTGAGTAAACTCATTTTTTCTTCCTTGTTTTGGCTGATTTAATAAAATCTTGTTTAGTAGGGGCGCCTTTTGCCCCTGGCTTTCTCATTTTTTCTTTTGAACCATGCTTAATCCGGTCTTGCTTTGCATGGATATTGGCATAAAGTCCGATAGGTCCGCCGCTTTTGTATACCTCAACATCATTTGGATTGTCCTTTCGAACAATCTTCTTTTTATCAGGCATTTTGGACGGATTTACTGCACCCATCCCACGGCTGGCCATCATTTCTTTTTAGCCATTCCACCACCGCACATAGCTTTGACGTGCTCGTGGTGTTTCATGTGACCAGCAGCATGTTCGCCGTATACTTTGTGATGGTGAACATGACCACCGTCTTCCATTTTTTCCATCATATGCACGTTATGTGTATGAGCTGGAGTTGCTTCCTTCATCATTGGTACTTCGCGTTCCATAATTACTCCTTAACAAAATTTACCACGGGTTTTGCCTTTTTGAGCAATACCATCTGCACGAGCTGAAGCTGTTCCGCCAGAAGCCATCTTCTTAACAGTTTTGCCGCCACGTTTCATTCCGGTGTCGCTACCTGCCATTTTTTCTTCGAGGTCACGAGTATGTCCACGTTTTTGAAGTTTGGACTCACCGAATTTACCATGTTTGTTTGATCCTTTTTCTACGTCTTCTGACATAGTTTTAGGACCCATAGTTTCACCACCTTTAGCCATTTTTTTCATAGATCCACCTTTTTTCATACCAGGAGTTGGGGCCATACCGCCCATACCAGCTTGAGGTGGCATAGGAGCTTCAGCCATTGCAGGAGCAGGAGCGCCCATTTCTGGAGCAGCTGCAGGACGACGTTTAGCTGCGATCATTGCAGCTACCATTTTTGGGTTAATTTTTGACTTGGGCATATCACCACCTTTTGAGAACTTCTTACTTTTATCAGCATCGCTGAAATCTTTCCCAACAGATTGTGGGATACCTACCTTTTTAGCAAACGCTGGGTTGTGCGCCACCGCCGCCATTAAGTTATGTTGAGCTTTGGACTTACTTGGCATCTTTCTTTACCAACTTCTGAACTGTATCAGTTTCCCAAATACGAATTATTAAATACACCAATGATAAAACACTTGTTATAAAAAACACGGTAGGCTCCATCCAACCCATCATTCCAAGGAACGTAGTTGTAACAGCAGCTCCATCAGCCATTTCTTTTACATCATGTCCATTCATAAATATTTACCCCTTGTATGTCCTCTCGATGCAATACCATCAGCGCGTTTAGAAGCATGTGAGCGAACTTTACCACCTCTACGCATATTTTCGCTACTGGGTTCTTTTGGCTTACCTATGTCATCTCTTGGGCCAGAATTAGATTCAGATGCGGTTTTAGACTTTAAACCTGGCATAGACCCAGATATTGACTTGCTTTCTAAATCACCCCGTGCAATGCGGTCTTTAGATTCTTTAGAAAGTTCTACTTTTTCGCTGGGGGCTGTTGCTTTATCAATTAAAGCACTTACGCCGGGATGTGCATTTCTTAAAGTTTCGTATGTTACTTTTCCAATAGAGCCTTCAGGCCTATCTTTTGTAGCGCGTTCAATAGCATTACCAATTTCATTTCCAGCGTCATAAGCAAGTCCAGCTGCACCAGCTCTATTAGCTGATCTTAATACAGAACGCCCACCAGCTTCTTGCTGTTGCTGTCTATTCCAGCTATTTTGAGCGTCGGAATTTAATCCTTTTTTAATGCGTTCTATATCATCTTTAATACCACTAAGATCTTCTTTAGGGTTAGGAACAATATCTTTAGCATTTGTCTTGCCAGAAGATTTAAAAGGTTCCATACCTTCTGGAGCTGATTTATTTAAACGTCCCATATTAGCACTTCCAAGCTTTAAGAGATTTGTTAATTCTGCTATCTGGATCGTTCTTTTTCTTTTCGCCAGTTAACTTCTTTTTCATGCCTTCCATTCTGGCACAGAACGAATCTTTTCTTGAACCGCCTTCAGGTTGTGGGGGTTTCAAGTTATGTCCTTCTTTTTTAGCAGAAGCTCGCCCCTTAGCATTTAAACCGCCATTTGGGTTTTTACCTTCTTTGCGTTGCCATGCTGGGGACTTAGCCATTATGTATTTCCTGCGTCTGCTGCGTTTTTAATCAGATAACCTTCTTGCGAAACTGTCAAAGCCGCAGTACCGGTACTAACTTTTGCTTGCAATTGAATGTCTGTTTTTTCCGGTACAGCCCTAGGCATTACTCGCTGTGTATGGTAGTTGTTTGTAAACGGAGCCACAATAGTAACAGTCGGTACACCTGTGCTACTTGTTTGGTAGTTTTGATACGTTGCAAAACCTGCGGGGTTGGCGTTTAAGCTGGTGTTAATATCAATCCGGCTTAAATAGAACGTATATCCGGCAGGCACAGTGTAAATGCCCATCAAAGTGCGGCCATTACCCGCCGCAATCTCTGCATACAATGTTGTATCTGATGTGTCTTTTAACGTAATATTACCAGTAGGAGCGCCACTAGCTACTGACATACTGTTGATACGGAAATAAGACTTAACCGTAGTTACAGCCGTTGTACCGTTAAGTTTTATGTTTTCAGAAATTTGGTTGTAGTTTGCGTCTAAACCGTTAATAGTTATTAACGAAGTTGCATCTGCGCCAGTGTTAACAGAACTAACAAGGTGCATTTGAATAGCAGATGACGGGAAAGTATAGGAGGTATTACCTTCCCACACAGGCACAAACGATGTACCTACCGCTGTTTGATAACCATAAATGTTTAAAACACTATGTCCATATACTTGACCACGAGCTACTTGTAGGTCAAATGGTTCCGTCTTGTTTTGACGTGTTGATGACGATATTATGCCGCCGCTAGATAACGATGTTGCCATGAATAATCTCCTTAAAGGTTAAAGATAGGGGCCGAAGCCCCTAGAGATTAGTCAAAGTTACCGTATGGGTAAGCTGAGCTTGTACCAATGTTCATGTCATTTTGGTTGTAACGCATTGTTACCTCAATTTGACCTGATGTTGGAGTTGTTAAGCCAGTGTTAGTAATTTTAAGTGTTACAACAACTTGACCAAACCATGCTGGATCTGTACCAACTTGTGGGTTTTGGAAGTCTTGTAATGTTGCACTAGCATAAGGCAATTGTGAGCCAACATAAGTTGCTGTTCCACGAGTAGCTGAAGTGATTGCAGCCATCGTAGCATATACACCAGTAGATGTAGCAAAGTTGTTAGAAACATAAGGCTGAATTGAATTAGCTGTTACGCTTCCATCAGTTGGCAATGTGCCAACGTCAACGATCACATCAGTGATATTGCAAGAATAAGGAATATAGAAAACTACGCCGCGATAAATAGTGCCTGTAGCGTCAGCAGTTGGGGCAGAAGCTTTAGTAGGTCCGCTATTGCTAAATACGCCAGCTTGTGGAGTATAAATAGTAGCAATGCTGTTTGGGATGTTATTAGATGCAACAAAAATACCAGAACCGCCACCGTAGTTAGCAGTGTTAGGTGTTGTTACAGAAAAATCTAATAGGGCCGTTTGAACGAGGTCTGTATAACCTACATCACGAATTGGGCCAAAACGATTTTGCCCAGATAGGATTGGGCCGGAGAATGTGGAACGTGCCATGACAAATGTCCTTATGCAAAAGTTACCTTGTTAATCGTTGCATCGTCTGCTGGGCCAGTGGCAACAAGGTGGAATTCCCAGATAACTGAAATATACACTAAAAAATACAAAAGTCAATAAAAATGGGAGCCGAAGCCCCCATTTATTTTTAGTAGGAACCGTAGATTCCTAATGGATCAGACCAGCCAAAGCTGTAACGCTCACGAGACTTGTAACGAACATTACCGGTATCGAAGTCCCCGTCCATAGAATTTTGCAATGGTGTACGAACGAAGTGCTTGAGACCGTTAGGTACGTCAGTTGTCAAGAACCAAGCATTGGTAGCTGTCAAGAAGTGGTTAATTGTATAACCTTCTGGAACAGAACCGTTGTTCTTGATTGCGTTGATGTCGTTGTTGTTTGTACCAACACGGAGTTCAGTATCGAGCAAACGTGTTGCAACGAACTGGAGTGCTGGAGGAACAACCAATTTCTTAGGTTTAGCAGCGATCAAGAGGCCACGCTCATCTGTCCATGCAGCGATCTGAATAACAGCATTTTCAAGGGCTGTTTCGTTCAAGTCAGCAGGAGTAGAAGGAGTGTTAGCGTTAGTACCACCGTTAACGAGTGGGTGTGCTATGTTAAGTAAAGAAACACCATCACCACCAGCATAAGCAGCGTTGAATGCGTTGTTTAGAACAGCGGCTGCTTTAACTTGCTTGGTGTAAGCCATAGCACGAGCTAGACCTTTTGTATAACGCGCAGACAATGAGTCATACAAGTTATCCTCAATAGCCTCTTCTGTTAAGGAGAAGCCAAGAGCGATTGTCTCGTGGTTATAGCGGGCTGTCCATGCTTCTTGAGCATTGTCATAAGCGATGGCGTTGCCCTCGGCCTTAACAGGTGCTGCAGAGAAACCTGACAGTTTTGTTTCTTCTTCGAATGAACGCTCAGAGGTCTCTGTTTCATAGATCTCTTTGTGTTCTTCGCCGTAGCGTGCGTACTCTAATCCAAACAATGCGTTCAGTCCAGGGAGCAGCTCTTTGAGCAGTTGTGCGCGTGAAATTGCCATTTTATGTTACTCCTTAAACAGCGGTTGCAGTGTAATACTCATGTATACCGAAATTCAATTTAACAAGAACTTCAGGATAGTTTGTAAACACAATGGTTGATGCGGAAGGAATAGCTGTTACGCCACCCGGTACTGCTGGAGCTACGTTTAAAGTTCCAGATGTTGCGCCGGCTGAAATAGCTGCGGTAACAAAAGATCCAGTTTCAATTAACTGTCCATTAGTTGCTAAGTAAGCTACGTCAGCACCTTGCAACACGTTGCCGTTAGGTCCGGTTGTCATAGTGATAGTAGTTGTGCTTGAGCTACCAACAGCAGAGTAAGATTGAGCTGTATCACGAACAATATCAACAACGCGCACAGGGAATGTGTTTGTAGTCAAAGTTGCAGAGTAAAGCAATGCGTTAGCAGAGTCGCCAGTATTGACGTTACCAGTGTTGTTAATCATCTGGTAGTTTTGGCCAATCATGGGGATGCTTGCTGATGCAACAGTAGTTCCAGATGAGCAAACAACAGCTTTGAAAACTGTGTCAGGATCATCACAAACAACTGCTTGTGCATCACCAGCTAAAGTGCTTGCAGGCCAGTATTGGCTGAAACGCTTTTGCTTAGTTACTGGGTCTGTATAGTTACAGCCAAGGAAAATACCAACCATGCCTGATGCACCGCCACCAGTAGAAACTGATTGACGTGTGATGAAGCCTTGGGCTAGTGCAACGAAATCGCCGTAAAAAATACTGGTAGCATAGCCGTACTGGATAGGCAACTGACGAGTTGATCCAGCAAAAACTTGTCCACCAATAAGATTTACAGGCTTTAGGCCGTAAGGGGCCGATACTGTAGGATATGCCATTTAAATCTCCAAAAATTTATGAACCTTTTCCAAAGCTCACCTGCGTTTTGCCTTCTCTAAAGATCGGCATACGTGGGTCACTTTGACGCATTAAATTGTTATCCACAGCTTCCGTCTGTTTCCGTGTTTGGTCAGCGTAGTAATCTTGCTGCTGTTGCACGAATTCTTCAGGTGTTTTGCAAAGTAACAACCCGCCAATTTCAATGTTGCCTTTAAAGCGTCCATTGTCATCAACTAGCAGTTTGAATTTCGGTTGTTCCTCTACTGTCACAGGCTCCCAGCCTTCCCTCAGTCTTGAAGAAAGATTGCGGGGGTCCGCATTGTTCAGCATCGAAACACGAATCCATCTGTAAGCATAACCAGCCTGTTTGTCCGGCTCAGGTAAAAGTTCTGGTGGACGCCACTGCTTAGGGCGCTCAGTAAGTTCACGGTTATCTAGCTCACGGGTCAATCTTGTTTTGTCGGTCATGTTATAGCTCCAATTTTAAAAGTTCACGGGCGTACTGCTCATTAGTCAAACCAAGTCTTTTTGCGATAGCTTGTTGTGAGGTCTTTAACTTCACAGGCTGCTTTGCTGTGCTTCTGGTTGCAGACGCTACAACAGTGCTCGCTCTTCGACTCTGAGTTTTGGGTTCATTGTCTACTTCATCGACTTTAGTTTGAGGTTCCAAGGCTTCAAAATAGTCAGGGAACGCTTTGCGTACTGTTTTGTCCAGCCGCTCATAATACTGATCACTACCTATGAACTCTTTACCGTATTCGTCGGCAAGCTCTTCATGTACACCGAGTGCAAAAGCGGTCATAGATTTTTTACTTCCATACCACGGATTCTTTGCAGTCCAATTCTGAAGTTTGGGGTCAGTTGGACGTGCTTGTTCCTGCACTTGTGGCATTTGTACCTCATTTTCGAGGTTTTGTAAAGTAGGTCTGTAATTTTTCGCACTATTTAGTTTTAGTGTTGCGTCAGTCATACGCTGCTGAGCTTCAATAATCTTGTCAGCTTCGCCTGTTTCTAACGCCTCCCTATACCCTCTTTTAGCGATTTCTACTGCCAATTCAGCCGCATTAGTGGCTGTAGACATGTATTCTTTCTCGCCAGAAGATAAAGTAGACCTAAGTCGCTTATTTTCTTCAAGAAGTTTTTGAGCAGCTTCAACAGCAGCTTGGCGCTCTCTAGTAGCGGCTTCTTTCTCACGACGCTCATCGTGCCAGACTTTCTTCATCTGGATAAGCTTTTCTTTAGCTTCTACGCTGTATTTATCTAGCTCATCTACTTCTAGCTTCTCAACAATCTCTTTGGGCATAGGCTGGCGCCCACGGTCCTCGGGGGGAGTATCGTCTTCTAGTTCAATGTCTATTTCAACATCGGGTTTACCCTTATTTACAGGATCTATCTCGTCTGGGAATTTGTATTGTTCCATTTTTGTTGGTCCTTAATTTTTACGTTTAATACCACGTGGATCATCGACCGTACCTTCGACTGTATCGTCGTTGATTAAGCGGAATTCTCTACCGTGAATGACTAAGCGAGTACCAGCATTGGGTCGTACAAGAATGAAGTCTCCTTGTTTGCACCAGGGTCCGGACGGAAATTTAGCAGTATCTTTATAAGCATCAGGTCCCATAGATACGACAAAGAGTACTGTTGTTAGCATCTCGTCAAATTGAATGGTCTGATCAGCTTTAATAATACCGCTCTCGAACTCTTTTTCTTGTTCGGGAATTGCACACAGGATTTTGTAGCCTGCGGGTCTTGGTAATTGCTTAGCTTTTTCTTCTTCCGTTTTGTGAAAGATTCTGTCTAAGTCAACTGCCAAGGAGGGGTCGATTTTAGTCATCGTCGGAATGCTCCAAGTGTTTTATGAGGTCGTTTGCGTAATCACGTGCGAACGATAGACCTCGAATCTCGCCGCACAATCTTGAATACTCGTTATGGTCAACGCATTGTCCTCCGCTAACCCATTGTCTTAACGAGTCAACTTTTTTGTCTATCTCGTTAATTACTGTTTCGAGTTCTCTCATTCTTTACCTTTCTTTGTTTCAGGTGTAGTTTGCTGATTCATCAAGTTTGCCATGTGTTGATGCGCATGGTCGCTACGTTTTTGGTTTGTCTGATGCTCAAGGTTGCTTTTCTGTTGGCCTTGTTGGTGCTGCAAGTTTGTCATGTGCTTAGTTATATCAATTGCACTTGTTAGCCCTGCGCGTTGGGACTCCCTATCATGCAACATCTGATCTGCTTGGACTTTAGCCGCGGCGTTGAGTCCAGCTGTTTGTTGCTGCGTTTGAATGCGTTGTTGTTCAAGTTGTAGCTGTGCTTGTTTATAAGCTTGCTCCGCCTTGTCGTTAGCAATCTTGCGTTGCAGGTCTTGCGCTTTAATCTGCAAGTCTTGTTGCTGAAGCTGAATAAGCGGGTCTTGCGCTTGCTGTTGGTTTTGTTGCTGCTGGGCTTCTTGCTGGTGTTGTTGCAACAATTTTTGTGAAGCCTGGGCTGCAAGTTGAGATATGCGAACTTCCATATCTTTTGGAATATTTTCTTGTTCGCCGTACAAATTGTCGTCTTTCTCTTCGGGTAACGTGATACCCATTGCTTGTTCCATTTGCTTGCGGTACTCGTAGCCTAAATGCTCAGCAATATGAGCGTTCATAGCTGACTGCATCTGCTGCGCCATCGGGTTTTGACCAATAATTTGCATGATCTTCGGGTCTTGCATAGCTGACATATGGACTGTAATATGCGCCTGGTGATCCTGATATAAGAACGCTTTTACAGGTTTTAGCGCAATAATGTTCTGGTTTTCTGTAACTGGATCAGTCGGTAGCATATCTTCATCCAACTTAACCAGCTTCTGTGCGTTCTTAATACCCAGCACGTCTAGCATCTGCCTATATAAGAGCGCCATATTAAATAGCTGAGGCTGGCCCTGGGCAAGTTGTAATACTGCTTGGTACTGCACAATCTTTTGCGCCATTGTCGCGGCGTTGGGATCGCTAACTGGGTGGATGTCACACATGTCATAGTCAGACTGTTTGGCACGACGGTCTGCATTGTCAGGCTCGTACTCATAATCTTCTGGCGTGTCGTCACGGATAATGTCACGTAGCAAGCAAAGTTCTAACTTCATCGCATAGTGAATGCGAGCTTGAACAGCGCTCATCACCTTTAACGTTCTCTCTAAGATTGCCAACGTTGTGCCAACTGGAGCTGCAGCTGACATATCAGAGACAGTTAAATCAGCTGTGTTTGCAAACCTACGACCATCTTCTACGATCTGGTTAAGTAGCGTCATCAATACTTGTGACGGTTCTTTATATGGCAACGGCATTACGTTGTCACGCATTGTTCCACTTGGAACATCTACATCACGGAACTCTCCGGGGCTTATTGGGGTGTCGTCACCTTTGATACGTAAACCTTTAGTTTTGAAGCCGCCAGGCAGATTAGATAATGTACCGGCGTCCACAAGCTGCCTAATAAGGCTAGTACCAGACTTAGCAAAAGAACCAATAAGATGTATAAGCCCAAAAGCATAAAAACCAAAGCCTGGTATGTAAGAGTAATGAACAAAGTGATTACGCTTTTTGCGCAATTTATCCTCTTGTTTCCAGTTCCTACGAATTGATAAGACATTAGCGGTTCCTTTTTCGATTGTTATGACATATGGGAGAGCAATGCCATCATCGTCCTCGTAACCTTCTAAGTCACGGTCAACGTGCATCTCAAGAATCTTATAGCGGTCATCGGCTGTTGCCCTAAACCCCATGTTTTCTGCGATCTTTTTCTCAACATCATCAAGATTGTTAATTGGGTCGCCGAGGTCAATGTCGCGGTAAAAACCTGCCACTTGAAGTTTGCGCACCTCGTTCTCAGTCTTGCGCATGACATGGGTAACACGTGGGCTTGTTTGCAAGCTTGACGCGCCATATGGCACAACTAAATCATCAGCGGATACAAACATAGCTGCTGGACGGTTTGTATCTGGGTCAAAATAAACTTTCTTAAATGCGTTACCAGCTAGACCCAAACCCCACACCATACGCTCATGCTCAGGTCTGTACTCAACCATCTCGTCCGTAATGCGGTAATTCATATCGTCTTGTACGCGCTGAGCCGCATCTTTTTTCTCTGGCGTCTCACGCCCAATTATTTGGGTCTTAACAGGTCCAGTTGCGGGTAGCGTTTCCATAACTGTCTCAGCTTGAAACTTAACTATTGCTTCAGCAAGGAGTGGATGGTATACGCCACATGCGCCCTCCCAAGGCTCGCTTCGTTCTTCTATTTTTAAGCCAAGAAGTTCTAAGCCATCTACATATGTTTGCATCCAGTCTTTGCGGGACGAAATATCATCTTCAAAATCTGAAAGCAACTCACTTGCAATTGCTGCAAGCGTACTCTCATCCATGAACTCAGCGAGGTTAGCATCAAAGTCATTCTTTGATGGGCCTGGCATCATCTCAATCTCAAAATCTCCAGCATGGATAGTTACATCGTCTGGGTTCTCAATTTCAATTTCGAGGTCTGGGCCTTCTTCTATAGGCAATTGATCTATGCCTTGCGGCGCCTGGGAGAGAGATTTATCTAACATGATAGTCCTTAATAATATGATTTGCGCCGGTTGGACTTGAAGTAAATTACTTCGTCCTCTTCGTCGGAGTCAAGGCGAATGAAGCCGCCCTTGCGAAAACGTATGATTGCTTGGGATGTGGAGTCAACCAAGTCGTCGTGTTCTCCTGACGGGAAACTTGCTATTTCTTCAACTACTTCTTCAGCCCATGATGTTCTTGGCACCCAGACCCTGCCACTAGCAAATATATCCGCACAGGAATTTAACCTCGCTACTTTATCATTTCCTGCTGATGGTGTGAAGTCTTGAACGGGGATGCCCATCGCCCTCATCTCAGCTACTAGGGGAGCACCCGACGCCTTAGCCTCTATTATGATTGAATCTGGACTCCAGTCTTTATATTGTTCGTACGCAACTTTCTTGAGTTCTGGAAACTCCATGCGCCGTTTAAATGAATTAAGCAAAATAATATTTGCCTGGTTAACGCCTCTATCGTCTGGGCGGTCAAAGATACCCCACGTTGTACAAGCTGAGTAGTCGCTTCGCTGGGTTTTAAGAAATGCAGTATCCCAAGACTGAATAATGAAGTTGACGTAGGGCGGGTGATCTTCTTCCCACCACTGCCACCATTCGCGTTTGATAATCGCTGATACATCGCTGGTTGGCTGCTGCATGTACTGCGCCATCCACTTAGCATTAGGAAGTTCTTGGTGAAGCGCTTCTAATTCATCAATGTTCCAAAATTCTGGCCATAGGGGTTTACCCGAAGGTAATATAGCTGGAAACTCGATCACTTCCCAGTTTTCCCCCGAGCGTTGTGCAGCTGCTTTTAAGACTTGTCCCGTTAAATCTTTCTTAGACCAGCGGGTCATAACCATAATAATAGAACCACCAGGCTGCAGACGCTGCCTTGGACCTGACGTATACCACTCGTAAGTCTTGTCGTAAATCTCTGGGTTGGTTTCGCTTAGCGCCGCTTCTTGCTCAGAGTGCGGGTCGTCAATAATGAGAATGTCCGCGCCCTTACCTGTGACAGCACCGCCCACACCGATAGCAAAATAGTCTCCGCCCTCGTTAGTTGCCCACCTGCCAGCTGCCTTGGAATCAGACTGGAGTCCAACTCCAGGGAAAATTGACTTATATACATCTGAGTCCACAAGATTACGGACCTTTCTTCCGAAACCCACGGCGAGTTCAGCAGTATGAGATGTCTGGATAACTTTTTTCTTTGGGAATTTACCCAAAAACCAAGCAGGTAATAAGTAAGAAGCAAATTCAGACTTAGTATGGCGCGGAGGCATATTAATAATAAGTCGTTTGATCTCCCCGTTAGCCACTCTTTCAAACGCCCTAGCCATTTTTGCATGATGTGCTCCGTCGATGAACCCAGGCCAGACTTTATGGGCAAAATCCATGAAGTTGTTCTGGCAGTTCTCTTTATGTTTAACTTCTAGCGTAGTATCTAGCTGCTCTAGCATCACACGTAGCTCAGAATCCGACAACTTGTCCAGATTATTAAGTAAAAACTGGATCTCAGTTGCGTTATTCGGGCTGATCATTAACTTCTACGTCCGTAATATCGAGAGAATTGGCTAATTTTTCGTGTGTTGGGGTGTTTTCGAACGTATTTAACTGCATTAATGTTCGAATTCTGTCCCGAATTGCCTCTTTTAACTCGTCAGAAGTCTTGTGTGTGATGGTAATTTCTTGTTTTTCAGTGAATAAATCGGACGCTTTGCCCAGTAATTCAAGCGCTTTTAGTGCAGTTCTGTTGTCATCGTCATTTGAGATCTGCAATAAGCGGTTCATTACTATTGTTCTGACCTGAACCTTGTCGCTTATGACCTGCTTCTCGTACTCATTAATATAACCAGCAAGTTGAAGTGCAACGCCGGGGCGTTTCATATCCTCGCGGGTCTGAGCCTGTGCAGTTTTATCTGTTTTTTTACCGAGATTTCGGAACATTTCAATGGCTTTTTCGTTTTCCTCCTCGGATAAATCGAAAGTGGCGCCATCACCTAGCTCTTGTAATAACAGAGCAGTGTTCCCCATGACTTTTGCATGGTCGTTTAGATCTTCCATTTCCATAGCGTCAGCTACGATGGGTATAGGTTTGTCGAGAGTTGGCTCAACTTGAATATTCATAACACCTTTTTGTGGGTATCGGTGGGCGTAGTATAGCAAAAGTTTTTTGAAAAATATATACCCCCCGGGGGTCGAACGAAATTTTAGTGACGGGGGGGTTTCGTATAACAGAGAATAGGATGAAGTGTAAGCAGCGCTTCCAAATCTATTTTTGGAAATCGAGTGAGCAAAGTAATGTGTGAAGTCTCCCCAGGGGCAAGGCGTCAAAATAGGGTCATAGGGGTATAGTGGGGTCGACATAGTAACAATACGTTATTTTGTCCTTTTCTAAACTATTTTTGTTGTATTTATACAAACGACGATAAATAGTGGGAAAGTGTGGTAATATCAACCCGTCGATTAATTCCGATCGACATAACTAACAGGAGATACTCATATGAGTACAGAGAAAACAGTAGTTGAATCTACATTGACAGTCGATCAAACCGCATCCTTTGACGATATCGGTTCAACACTCGGCGCTAGTGATATCGACAGAGATACAGCGATTGATCTATTCTTTAACCTAGTATTTGTCAATGGTAACGTTGACTATACATTATGGGTTGATGGTTCTAAGCGCATCATGAATGCTTATGCTATTAAAAAAGGTATCAAGTGCATTATGAACGATGGAACATTAAACCCAACAGTTAAAACAATGTGGACAAGGTTTACAAAGGACGTAGCTGATAAACATGGTATCGTAAAACCTACAAAGCCAACTACTGAGGCTAAAGCAAAAAGCGAGCAAAGGGCTAAAGCTGAAGCTAAACTCGAAGTACTCAAAGCTAAACCAGTAGAAGAGTTACAAGCTGAGTTAAAGTCTAAGCTGGCTAACCCTACTACTTCAAGTCTTAATGAGGCTAAAGCAATCACTAAAGCAATTGAGGCTAAAGCAAAGGATATCGAAAAGGCTGAGGATGAGGCTACGAAAACAGTCCGCAAATCGATCAAGGATATGCTAGCGAAAATTGATAGCTACTCTGATTTGGTTGATATTGAGACATACATTGTAGATATGATTAGCAACCATAGCCCTGCAACATTCTAAAATCTAGTAAGACAGAGTTACAAATTGTAACTTTGTCCAATTAGCAAAGCCTCCCTAGGGAGGCTTTTTTGTTGTCTCTGCTTTGCGTGTAACGCAAAGTGTAGCATAGATTTTCAGCAAAATCAAATTATTTTTAAAATTTTTTTAGGGAACTGGTTGTAAGCGACGAACTAGCCCCAATCATAGAAAATCCTTAGCACCACGTGATTAAGACTTAGTTACAAAGTGTTACTTTGTCCTGTAATGTTCGAAAAATCGAGCAATGTTCGCCGTATTGTTCCACGTAAGTTGTTGATTTTAAAGCAAAGTTCTATTGTTCGTATTGTTCCGACAAAAAAAGTACTTTCTGAAATCTAAAACGGTCTTCGCATGGTGTAAGCAATCATAGAAAATCTTTAGCATCACGTGTTTAATTTCAGTTTCGAGATATAAATAATATAACAATATAACATTAGAACACTATACTATTCAATACAATGTTCCTCAATGAAATCAACAACTTACAAAACTTGATAATGTTCCAAGCACTAGAACATTACAGAACATTGCCACAAATTAATACTTCGTAACTAGTTTACACCTAACCCGTATTACATTACGTTTCAAATATCGCTGCCTAAATTTTAAGCAGGACAAACGCTTGACATGAGTGGGATTTTGTGGTAATATAGGGCTTCGCCCGTTAGAAATAACGAAGCGAGACAAAGTTACATTTCGTTACTTTGTCCTTAACCTAAACTTACTGGAGAGAAACCATGTCATTAGAGAAAACAACAGTATCCGAAGCAGTTGCACAACTTACTGGGCAACAAGTTGCTATCTTCAAATCCCTCGGTGCAGTATTCGCAGAAAATGAGATGTCGCTTGATTCATCCCTTGATTCATTTAAAGACAACGTGATCATCGAATCGCAGGTTGATTATTATTTGTGGGAAGCAGGCTCACTTGAGTGGAAGCAGGGATATGCCGAGACAAAGCGAATTAAACTGTACATGACCGATAACACGCTTAACCCAACAGTCAAAACCGCATGGTCACGCTATACCAAAGCACTAGGTGATAGGCATGGTATCGTGAAGCCTACAAAGCCAACGAGTACTGCAAGCGCTAAGGCATCCCAACGTGCAGGGAACAAAGCGAAAGTGGACGAGTTGAAAACCAAATCGTTCGATGAACTTGAAGCATTGCTCAAGGGTAAACTAGTGCACCCAACAACGCAGTCCCTCAAGGAAGCAAAGCCCATTCAACAGGCAATCGAAGCCAAGAAACAAGATATTGTTAAGGCAGAGAATGAGGAGACAAAAGCAATTAAGAAAGCTCTAGTCGAGTGGATGAACGATCAGTCGTACGAAACGCTTTACAACCTCGCCGTTAATTACGGTGCGATCTAAGCAAATCCAACGCTCGGCAACTGCCCCTTCGGGGGCTATTGTCGTGGACAAACGCTTGACACAAGTGGGATTTTGTGGTATACTGTACGTTCAGTACAGTAAATTATTTCAACAACGACAAAGTTACATCTCGTTACTTTGTCCCAACAGGAGAGCATCATGCAAGTAAAACTTAACCCGACAATCCAAGCACTTGATCGCAAGTTCAACGTGCTATATACAAAACAACTAAGCGACATTCAAGGCATGGCATACGGTGTGCGTGAGGATTTCGAGCAGGGCGATCGACGCATTACGTTTAATCAATGCTATAACAATGCAAGTAAAACTATCGCATGGTGGATGCCAGTATGAGCGACCATCCGCTTTGTACCCAATGCTTTAGCGACACCGTTTCCCCGAAGCGTGTGTTGCTAGGCTACACGGTATGCCTAGAGTGTGGCGAAGCAAACGCCGAGCGACAAGCTAGGTTGCGTACCGTAGTTCCGATGAACAAGTCCAACTATATATTAGTTAGCGACTTGTCACTTCTTAAACAACTTAACCCAAAGAGAACAACATGACAATTAAACCACAGGCACTTAACATTGAGCGACTAATCAGCCTCGGTATGTACGAGACTAGGAATGAGAGCGCAGCACCCTCAGCATACGCTATGCTTGAGCAATGCGTGAGCGAAACGCTGGAAGAGATCGAGTCTATATCCGACGAGTTAATCTCTGTTCGCAAGAACGGCATCAGCCGTGACCACATCGACCTCGTAGTGTTCGATGCGCAATCAAGGCTAGCCAGACTAATGGTCAGACTGAACGACACAGTATCGGAATGCAACTATGTCCATGAGGGAGAAGTATGAGCCACTACCACTTACCGATATGCACGAACTGTTATAGCGTTCGTGTTCCACCACGCAATGCACATAGATTGCGTCCAGTTTGCGAGCGATGCGAAGACTCAACTACGTTGATGCAAGACTCCAACTCCAAGCTATCCAAATGGTTAGCTACTCGTGTTGACTCACGACGCATCGTAACAACCAATACTAGGAAATCAAATGATTGAAATATCAATGACCGAGTTATTATTATTTACGTGGGGCGCAGTCATGACTCTGCTCTATTTCAAAACCCAGACCGAATACAAGGAAGCTGAGTATCTGTTCAGTAAGACTTTGTATCTTATCGCAAAGAAGAAAGCCGTCCTCATTGACGACGGTGACACCTGCCACTTAAAGGGAATAGATGAATAAAGAAAAAGTACAACACTTCGTGGTTAATGCTATGTTCACAATCGTGTACGTATTTTGCATTGCCGTTATGTTTATGGATGCTCTAGTATGGCGTCCTCACTAGACAAAGTTACATCCCGTAACTATGTCCAACAACCCAAGGAAACAAAATGAAAAGAAGTAACTCAAAGAAAGCAACGGTTCTCAAGATGTTAGCCAAGCATCACTCACCGAAAGACGTAGCCAAGCAAGCTGGTTGCTCTATTGCATATGTGTATAGCGTGCGTCATGCTGAGAAGATTAAATCTAAGTTCTCTCCGCCGAAGCTACCCAAGCCTACGATTGTTGAGAAGCATTGGATACCCGACGCAACAATACCCGAAGGCTACATTCAAATCTCAAATGCCGAGCACGATATGTTAATCAAGAACGCATCCAAGGGTAGAGCATACGATAGTGTGCGTGAACGCAACGAAGAACTCGAAGCGCAGTATGCACTATGCGAAGAACAACTCCACATGGAACAATGCAAAGTGTTTGACCTCAAAGCTATCGTTAAATATTTAGAGGAGAAACTAAATGCCAACAACTAAGATCAATCTTGGTCATGGAAACTGTGCTAGTATCCCGCAAATCTCATCGTATGCTCAAGCACAGGCACATTACAACTTTGTCAAACCGATACGTGGCGACGACCAAGTGCGACCGATTGGGGCACGACGCTTTAAGTGGTATACCATTAACAAGCGAGACTACATCGAAGATGCACCGATGTATAGCGCAACGCTAGTTAATACGAACTTAGTCGAGTACTACCACGACGGACGTATTAGCATAACCACAGGTGGTTATAGATCAGTGACGAACAACTCATTCCTCAACTTTGTGTTGATGGGCTTGGGCAATGTCGTATCTGTTAGTGGCAAATGGTATTGGAAACCACATCGTAGCGACAAGTACTATTACTTTCCGATACAACGAAACCATTGGTTGCACCTCGACGAGCAAGGCATACCGACTAATCCAGTACAAGAGTACAAGAACTTGATCAACCGCAAAGCAATGAACGCAATACGAAAGAAGTATATGCCGATCATAGAATACGGTCGTCTGATGTTAACGGCTGACCAAGTTGTACCGTTAAGAATTGTTCATGAGTTACAGGCTGAGTTAAAAAATGTCTTGTCGTTCAAGGTAATGTCTAAACGTATGTATTTTTGGAATACTGAGTCTAAAGAGCAATACAAGAATGGTATTGCCAAATCCATTGAGTATCTTGACAAGGCGCTTGATACCAACGACTTAGATATGTTCTATAACATAACAATGCTTATGGCTAATCAGTATGGGCATTACTCATACGTTAGAGAAACAACTACTTGTTCACCCAAGGAGTTCAGAGCAGGATTCGACTTGTACCTCAGGGAAATATATTGGCAAGATGTATTCATCCAAGAGGAACAACCGATAGGCAAGGCGTTTTATGATGCGTACGCATCGTTTCTCGCCAATAAGAAGGACACAGTTACAGTTCGTAACTATGTCGTTAAGTAAGTTAGTTAATCATCCACAGAAAAGGAAATCAAAATGTCAGAAGTATTCTTAAACAAAACCGCATCCCTCAAAGAAGCAGAGGACTTGATCGTAGCTTGTGGCGCAGATGCTACCATTCACCTAGTAGGCGAGCCTGGTGTGGGCAAAACATCTATGTTCAAAAATATTGTACAGAGAACGGATCATAAAGGGATTTACATCGACGCACCAAACATCGAGCTTGGCGAGTTAGGTATACCAATCCCTGATCACGCAACAAAAACAACTCGTATGTATCCAAACGAGCAATGGGGTTTTCATCTCAACGAGCCACTTGTTATCTTTATTGACGAGTTCACCAAAGGTCATCAAGCAGTTCAGAATATGTTGCATCCTATGCTCAACGAACCACGTATGATCATGGGCATACCGTTACATCCCGAAACTATTGTTGTAACCGCAGGTAACTTTACAGGCGACGGAGTAGGCGACAACATGAAGGCGCATAGCCGTAACCGAGTATCAGTTGTTGCAGTACGCAAGCCACACGCAGGCTTTAACGTAGATGGTTCCGTTGATGAAGACTCATGGGGCGCATGGGCAATCAAGCATGACATAGCCCCCGAGATTCTTGCATGGGTTAAGGAAACACCACATACTCTTGCATCATATCTTGACCCTGCACAAAGCGGTAACAAGTACATCTTCAATCCGAAGGAAGCACAGAAGTCTTTTGTTAGTCCACGTTCCCTTGCTAGAGCATCGCATATTTTGAAACGCAGATCCCAAAGCACCGAAAACGCAATCATTACTGCGCTCGAAGGTACGATAGGCGCACCTGCATCACGTGATCTTATGGCATACGTTAAGGTGGCTGACAGCTTACCGACGTGGGAATCCATAGTGCGTGACCCTGACGTAGCGACTGTTCCGTCATCACCTGCGGCTCTGTGTTTACTTGCGTTTAGCGCCGTTCAACGCGTCGACCGAGACTCAATCGGTAAGTTCTTTACGTATCTCAAACGTACACCGAAAGAGTTGCAGTCCGTGTTCTGTTTGACTGGCATGGCTAACGCTGACAAGAAGAAGCTATTCATGACTAGCCAATCGTTCATTGACTGGATGCGTACCAATCAATACTTATTCTAAACACGACAGAGTAACACTTTGTAACTTTGTCTCAACCAAGGAAATATAAATGAGTAACTTAACTGCAGAACAACGCATCGAAAGATGCCACGTTCAATTAATGAAACACCCAAGCTTTTGCTTGTTCTCAGGTTTGTTTATGGTGGGTAAGGTTAGTGTCGATGACAAGACACCGACTGCTAAAACCAACGGTCTTGACGTAACATACGGCAGAGATTTTGTTGGCTCACTCAACGACAAACAACTAGGCTTTCTTATTCTCCACGAGAATATGCACAAAGCGTATCGTCACCTGGTCGTTTGGAAGACTCTATACAAGCGTAATAGATGGCTTGCCAATGCAGCGTGCGACTACGTTATTAACTTACAACTCATGGACTATGACCCACATGGACAGGACATCGAGTTCCCAACCGATAAGGATGGCAACCAGATTGGTCTCGTTGATGAGAAGTATCGGGGCATGGATGCACACCAAGTGTTTCTTAAATTACTTGAGGAACATGGCGACGTTCAACCCCCCGATGGTGACGAAGGACTCGACGATCATGACTGGGAAAGTGCGGAGGAGATGACCGACAAGGAGAAAGAAGAAGCGGCGAAGGAAATCGAAGATGCTCTACGTCAGGGTCAGATACTTGTTGGCAAGATGAAGGGTAACGTATCACGTGAGGTTCAAGACTTACTTACGCCGAAGGTAGATTGGAAAGAAGCATTGCGTGACTTTATCAAATCAACAACTGCAGGTAAAGACCAGACGACATGGCGACGACTGCACAAGCGGTACATCGGTATGGATATTGTTATGCCTAGCACATTCGACGAGAAAGTCGGACCTATTACTGTGGCAATAGATACGTCAGGAAGTATCGGCCACGAGGAACTCGCTCAATTCTTATCCGAGGTTAAGCTAATCTGTGAAGAAGTCAGACCTGAGAAGTTGGACATACTGTACTGGGATACTCGCGTAGCAGGGCATGAGGTTTACTCCGATGCCGAACTTGCTAATGTTGTTTACGTAACCGAAGCCAAGGGCGGTGGTGGTACTGAACCTTCGTGTGTACCTAAGTATATGCGCAAGCACAACATGACTCCCGAGTGTCTTATTATGCTAACAGATGGTTACATTGGCGACCAGACTCGCAACGACTGGTCAATCAATTCTCCAATCATGTGGTGTATCAAAGGCAACAACCACTTCGACAACGCTAGCGTGACAGGAAAGGTTGTTCATGTCGAGTGAGATAAAAGATTGGTGTGTAATTCGGGTCTATCACCGTAGGCTCGAAACAGTCAGCAACGACTTTGTGCGGTACGAAGCCGCCAACGTATTCAATGCTCCACCACACAAGCGTATGGGTGTGGAGTACTTGACCAAAGAAGAAGCAGAAGCAATGGCTAAATTTTTAAACTTTATTGAGGAATCAAATGAAAGAAACGATAGTACCCCAAGGTAGGAAGTTAGACAACAAAGTAAACATAAGTCTTAACCGTGAGACCGTTGAACAGTTGGCGAAGTTCAAAGACAGACTCGGAGAAGTGCTGGGTGTAGAGCTATCCTATGCTCAAGCTATACAGTACTTAATTAAACATCAACCAACCAAGACAGAGTAACAGTTTGTAACTTTGTCCATCTTTAATACACAGGAGAATTCATATGACAACAGAAAACAGTATTTCAATCGCATCATCATCAATGCTAGTAGAGTTATCAATCAGTACTTGGACTGCACGTAAGTTAGACAAGCGTGTATCAGCCGAGGTTGATCTCGCAAAGGGTACTAAGACACAGGCAGGTAACTACAACAAGAATCTGCTTGCAGGTACAGGGGTGTTGGAAAACATTACCAAGTACGCATCCAATGCGAGAGCATGGCATATTAAACAAACATTACCTTGGTCTGACAGTGGCTTGCGTTTGTTACCGATGACTAACTTCATTGCGTACAAGGAACAACTCAATCAGCTAGAACAGAACTACGACGCTTTAGTTTCTAAGTTCCTGATAGCCTACCCTGAGTTGGTATCAGCAGCTGCGTTTCAATTAGGTTCACTCTTTAATAGAGACGAGTACCCTGAGTCACACAAGATTGCAACCAAGTTCAAGTTCTCTTACAACTTCCTTCCAGTACCAATGGCAGGTGACTTCCGTATCGACATCAACGAAGAAGCGAAGAACGAGATCATCGAGTCATGCCGTAAGATGTATGACGAGCGTCTTAACAACGCAATGCGTGATGCGTGGACTAGGTTGCACACTTGCCTCATTCACTTGAGCGAGAGGTTAGCCCCAACCGAACAAGGTGAACGTAAGATATTCAGAGACACATTAGTAGAGAATACGAAAGAGTTACTGGAGTTATTAAAACATTTTAATCTCACACATGACCCGAAGCTTGATCAGGCTAGGCAGGAATTGCAACAAGCGTTAGGCGCACACACGGCTGACACATTGCGTGACATGGAGATGGCACGTGAGACAGTCAAGGCTAGAGTCGATGAGATTCTTGGTAAATTTAATTGGTAAGGAAATATTATGTTAACAATAAACAGAGATCAACTAAACATAGACAAACGGCAGACACCGATACATCCTGATTTGGAGAAGTTTGCAACGCAAGTATCATTCGCTAAACCTTTGTGTACATTTATAGCATTGAAAGATTGTTTTAAGAACGTATACCATGAAGGGAATTGGAGTGACTATATATACAAGCTACATATCTACCAAAACGGTGATAAGGTAGGCGAAGTATTTGTAGATACCCATTACAAGCAAGGTACTAACGAGCGTGAATCAATCTACGGCATCAAGTCTTTTCGCATAGAAAAAAGCCGAGGTGATCGTAACTCAACTACATCCAGAGATATGAAGGTAGCCCTACGTATTGCTAAGAAAACGCTTGTTGCGAGAGAGCTGGAAGAAATGCGTAGTGTCATTGACGACAAGGTACGTGGTTGCATCGGTAATATAATGTACCGCACGACAGGTATGTTGACGTACACTATGGATATAAACCATGAAGCCCAGTTGTATGCAATATCAGCGTATCAAGCTAGGAAGAAAGGCGAAACAACTGTTACTGTACCTGCGCATCCCGTGACTGTAACCGCTAGCAAGCTTAACGACCACACCATTGCGTGCGATTTGTATATGGAAATATATGCACTTAAACAGTATCTCAAAGCTAACACAGGATACGGCATTAAAGTAATGGCTGACGACAGTATCATAATGCTAACGTATAGTACGGGCGAATTGTCTCGCTTAAGTTCTTATCATGAGTTACCCGATAGTATTCAGTCTAAGTTTGCGATGTTCAAGGTACTCAAGGATGACGAGCCGTATGCGCATCTTGGTTGTAAATTTAACGAGAATATATTTTATATAGCCCCCGATACTTGATACAATACACACAGAATCCTCCTGTGGATTTCTCTGGACTGTGATACGTTGACCTAACAGATGTTTGCGTAACTAAAACAAGTCTCTCCTCACCGCAAGTAGGATGCGGAATCTGTTTAGCCTACACACTAAGCCCTCCTCGTGAGGGCTTTTTTATTGGACAAAGTTACATATTGTTACTTTGTCCTATTAGGGTTTTTTCCTAAAATATTTCTTGCAAAACCCTAGATTTAGGACTATACTATGTCAAGTCTTAAAACAATACAGGAAAAGCGAGATGGCACAAACACCAGAAGCTAAGGTAAAGCGAAGCGTCACCGACTTATTAGACAAGTATAACGTCTATTACTTCAAGCCTGCCACTGGCGGATATGGTAGATCAGGTGTGCCCGATATAGTAGGGTGCTTTCATGGGTACTTCATAGCTATTGAATGCAAAGCCAACGGCGCAAAACCAACCGCACTACAAGAACGTGAACTCAAACGCATATATGAACACGGCGGTGTCACTGCCGTTGTAGGCGACGATGACGACTTAGACTTACTCAAGAAAAGCCTCGACACAATTTTGTTTGTCCGTTCGAGCCAGTTCCCTAAAAGGGAACAATAACATCACTCTAGCCCAAGGAAAAATATGAACGCAGGAATTGAAATTTTAATCAAACGAATGGAAACTAACCCCGAGGAATTTTTAGATCACCCCGAGATAGATACGTTTAGTCATTGGCATACGATTGTACGAGAATTTGAAGGCGCATTTACAAAAGAAGATTTAGATGCTTATAACGAAGCACGTAGACAAATGCTTGAAAAACAATTTACCGAAACAGTACTATCAATGCTTACAGAAGGGAAGGATAGACTCCCAAAGCAACACTTCATAACAAGACCCAGCGGTACTCTTTCGGCTGGTCAGACTCAAGGGGGGTATTCAATTCATAAAATTAATAACCAAACATACACTCAAGCAGATTTAACTTCGCACTTGTTAGCTATTCAAAACAATGTGCTTAGACAAACTGATTTCAAACACACAGTACAGACGAAGGACACACTATGGAACAAGATCAAAAACATATTGAGCAAATGAACGATGGCATTGCAATAGTATTGCAACGCATGGAGACACATCCCGAAGAATTTTTTGGCACAGAAGACAAATGGAAGTTTATCTTTAAAGATTACTTTAGAGACTCAATGACCGAAACCGAAAAGGGTTTGATGTTTGACAAGATGAAGAAATTACGTCGTGCTGAGTTTACTACGCTAGTAATGAAAACAATGGTGGAAGACTAATGCAAATAATTACAATCGACTTTGAGACTTATTACTCGCAAGAGTTTAGTCTCTCCAAGATGACGACAGAGGAATACGTTCGTGATGAGCGTTTCCAAGTTATTGGGTTTGCGTATCAGATAGATGATACTGAGCCACGTTGGGTGACTGGAACAACTGAGCATATTAAAGCGCAACTCGAAGCCCTGCCTTGGAAGGACTCGTATGCCTTAGCACACAATGCTGTGTTTGACGGTGCAATTATGTCGTTTATTTTTGGCATCAAACCTAAGATGTGGCTTGATACACTTAGTATGGCAAGGGCAACCGATGGCTTAGAGGCAGGAAACTCGCTTGCTAAACTTGCTCAACGCTATGAGTTAGGTGTCAAAGGCACGGAAGTTGTACAAGCACTTGGTTATCGTCGTGAGAATTTTAATCCTGCGGAACTTGAAGCCTACGGAAAATACTGTTGCAACGACGTCACTCTAACCTTTGACTTGTTTAATATATTGATTCAAAGGTTTTCTAAATCAGAACTGCAACTGATTGATCTGACTATTAGAATGTTTACTGAACCTGTACTTAGACTCAACACGCCTGTACTGGAACAACATTTAATTAAAGTTAAAGCTCGCAAAGAAAAGTTACTTGAAGCTTGCGTATCAGATAAAGATACGTTGATGAGTAACCCAAAATTAGCTGAACTGCTTGAAGGACTTGGTGTTGAGATACCAATGAAGACCAGCCCTGCTACTGGAAAGGAAACGTATGCCTTCGCAAAAAACGACGACGGGTTTAAAGCCCTTGCAGAACACCCTGACGAAAGAGTACAAGCGATTGTTGCAGCAAGATTGGGAACAAAATCAACTCTTGAAGAAACAAGAACAGAAAGATTTATCTCTATCTCATTTCGAGGTGCGATGCCTGTCCCACTACGATACTACGCCGCACATACAGGACGTTGGGGAGGGGATGATAAACTCAACCTTCAAAATTTACCGAGACAATCACCTATTAAATCAGCAATTACGGCGCCTAATGGATTCAAGCTTATTGATGCCGACTCGTCGCAAATCGAAGCAAGAACCTTAGCATGGCTTGCAGGGCAGAATGACTTAGTTGAAGCATTTGAAAAGGGCGAAGATGTATACAAGATTATGGCATCGGCTATCTACGGCAAGGCTAGTGAAGAAATTACGAAGGATGAGAGGTTTGTGGGTAAGACGACCATCCTTGGTGCAGGCTACGGAATGGGGGCAGAAAAGTTTGCGCTTCAGCTTAAAACTTTTGGTGTTGAAATTGAGGTTGCGGAAGCAAAGCGAATCATCGATACGTATCGCAGCACATACCCACATATTGTTTCGCTATGGAAAGAAGCCAATAAATCGTTGGACGCATTGCGGTCATCGCAAACTACAACGGTTGGGGTACAACCCCAAGCGCTCTATATAACAGAGAATGGGTTTGTTCTACCAAGTGGGCTGTTTCTCAATTATCCTGATCTACAAAAAGATGACGAGAACCAATACAGTTATCACTCACGCCGTGGTCGCATTAAGATATACGGCGGTAAAGTAGTTGAGAATATTTGTCAGGCTCTTGCTCGTTGCGTGATCGGTGAGCAAATGCTACGTATATCTAAGAAGTACAAAGTTGCTTTGACTGTACATGATGCGGTTATGGCAGTTGTACCTGAAGCTGAAGCTGAGGAAGCACAGAAGTACGTTGAAGAATGTATGCGTTGGAGACCTGAATGGGCTAAGACATTACCACTCAACTGCGAGTCAGGTATCGGAGACAACTATGCAGAATGTTAAGTGGTCTTATTCCTCATTAACTTTGTTTCAACAATGCCCACGCAAGTATTTCCATTTGCGTGTACTCAAAGATGTAGTTGAGCCTGAGTCACCTGCCATGCTATACGGTACGCAAGTACACGAAGCTGCTGAACTATATGTCAAAGATGGAACGAAGATACCGGAGAAGTTTGCATTCATTAAGCCAGTATTGGATACTCTTATTGCTACACCTGGTACAAAGCTTTGTGAATACAAGATGGGTTTAACAAAGGATAAAGAACCATGTGACTTCTTTGCTGAAGATGTTTGGTTCAGAGGTGTTGCAGATTTGCTTATATTAAATGGCAGTACGGCTTATGTTGTAGATTACAAGACAGGCAAGAGCGCACAGTACGCTGATAAGAAACAACTCGAGTTAATGGCGCTGGCTGTATTTAAACATTTCCCTGTTATAGAAAGAGTAAAAGCGGGATTAGTATTTCTTGTATCCGAGGAGTTTGTGAGGGAGCAGTACAACGTAGACATACAGGATGAGCGTTGGGCTATGTGGGATAGTGAAATTAAGCGTATTGAAGATGCAATTGAAAACGATACGTGGAATCCGAAGCAGAACTTTACTTGCAAGAAGTTTTGCCTAATTGAACATTGTGAACATAACGGAAAAGGAACTTATAGATGAGTAACGTACCAAATCAAATTGTAAATTTACAAAAGATACAAGATGAAGCTGATAAACATGAAGCGTTTGTCGCTGAACAATACCAAGAAGCAATTATCAGTAACGAAGGGCTTGATGCAGGTCTAACAGTTGAAGGTCAACTTGAACGTAGATTTAAAGAATTGTTTATGCGTGTGTATAGCACACATATATACCCCGAGATACACAGAGCCGTTAACACAGAAGTTGCTGACGCTGCAATGAGACTTGGTAGACAACTTGGCACAATAAACAACGTACCAAAAAAATAATGATTACAGATCAAGACAAAGAATACTTACGACATCTATATGCAATGTTTGTGCTAAATGGGTTGTTGTCAAGACTTAATCCTGATGAAGTACATACAGATAAAGTATGGCAATTTGTAGATGAAATAATCGAAACAAGCGAACCAAAACAAGCAGGCATTGCATCAATAAAAAGGAAAAAGAAAAGTGAGACCAACACCATATGACACAGGCAAAGTAAAGATCGGTATCTACTATGAGCCGAAGGTTAACTACTACAACCCCGATCAAGACTGGGTACAGAAAGCATTGCTTGGTGTAGAGACATCATGGACAACCGACATCGTAGTTATAACGGCTATGTATGCACTATTGATCTATGCGTTTATGGGACTAATGACTAGGGGGTACTATGAATAAAGAAGTAACACAAGAGCAGGGTGAGCAGTTAGCAAGACTTGGATGGCAAGAAATTGATTGTCCGATTTGTGGAGGTGGTGCACGAGCGTTTCCAAAGCAAGAGCAAGGTGAGCCTGTGGGTAAGTTTGCAAAGTTTACCGATGGCATTTGGCGAGAAGTCACAGACGGGTCTGCTGGAGTGCCTCTCTATACTCATTCTAAAGAATGGGTAGGGTTAACTGATGAAGATGATATTGATTGGGAAGAAGGCGACAGTTTAAGAGATTTGTTTAAAGCAATAGAGTCTAAGTTGAAGGAGAAAAACACATGACACCCGCAGAATTACTTCACAAAGATGCGGCAGGGTATGCAACCAACCGCAAACTTGCTTACATCGGGCTGATGAATAAAAAAGAAGTTGATCATATGACTGAAGATGCTCTTAATGGGATATGGCTTGCTCACTATGAAGGCTACAGGGAGGGTTATTGGGTTGCCACTGGTGATGTTAAATTTTCAACCGACCCCGCTAAATTAAAGAATAAGAACACATGATTACATTTACATACGGACAAATTTTTTTAATCATTGGGTTAAGCATTGTTGATGGCGTTTTGCTTGGTTTTATTTTGACCACGCATTTTATTAGCAAAGAAAGAAAAGCTAAATTAAAGGATAAGAACACATGAATGATGTACTGGATGCGTTGATACTTATAGCAGTACTTGGGCTGGGTGCAGTATGGATAACCGCTGTATTTTGCTATGTGTTATTTATACTGGGGGTGTATGATGACTGAAGAAGAGATATTTGCATTAGCCATAAAAGCAGATTTATACCTAGATTCAGATGAATCAGTTATTAAATTTGGGAAACTAATAGCAGAAAAAGAACGTGAGGAGTGTGCAAAGATATGTGAAGAATCTGAGTATCCTGATGGAATTGATTTAGCTTATTTAATTCGAGCAAGGGGACAAGAATGAGTGATGGTGGAAAAGGGTCTAAGCAAAGACCAACAGATCATAATAAGTTTGCAAGTAATTTTGATTTAATTTTTAGGAGTAAACCGATGGACGAAGAAACAAGAGAGATTGACCTACAACTTGGGGATGCGCTATCAGAATTATCTTTGTATAAAGATGCAGTAAATGAAGCTACTGTTATATGCGAAAACGTAGATCATGGACGATATGGCGATGCACTTGTACACGTACAAAAATTCTATGCTAAATTAGAAACTATACGCCAGTACAAATCTAAACAAGTTGACATGGATGGTAGATGCTGATGATTGAGAAGATTAATACGTTTGAGAGTAGGCGTGGAGAAGAACGCGGTACTTTAAAAACAATCCATAGAATAATTTATCGTTGCTCAGTCTGCGGAAAAATGTTTGGCTTAAAAGAAGAAGCCGAAGTTCATAAACATAACGAAATAAGCGAAGGAGACAAATGAAATGCCCGAAATGCGACCATACGAAATCGATGGTAGTGGAGTCAAGGAAATCTCCCGACCACGAGAACTTAAGGAAACGATACTGCCTGAAATGCTATGCAACATTTCTGACAAAGGAAGTACTGCACGAAGGAAAACTAAGCCGAGCAGACAAGATACAGACACGCAACAACAATGGCCTTTTCCAACCACGCTTTTAACAAAGATAGGCAAGCCATTAAAGTTTAACCCAAGTAACCATGAGGAGGCAACATTTTGAACGTAGATGAAAAACAAGTGGGCGGCACACACTATAAAGATATGTCAATACAACCTTGGACTGTAATGGAAGCAGTACTTTCTATAGAGGAATTTAGAGGGTTTTTAAAAGGAAACATAATTAAGTACTCTATGCGCCAAGGACGTAAGGATAGTGACGATGGCGGCAAAGCTTTGCATTATCTGCAAAAGTTGAAAGCTATGGAGGAAAAAGATACAATGTTCTAAAGGAGAACACTATGCCATACGTTAACAAACCAAGACCGTACAAAAAAGAATACGAACAACAAAAGGCTCGTAATGAACAACCAAAACGCAACGCTAGGGCAAGAGCAAGATATAAGCTTGATAGTGAAGGGGTGGACAGGACAGGCAAGGACATCGACCATTCCATACCATTATCAAAAGGCGGCACTAACGCACCCTCAAATCTCAAGCTCAAGTCCCCAAGTGCAAACCGCAGTTTCTCCCGTAATTCAGACCACACGGTCAAAGTCAACAAACCCAAGCGAAAGTAATTTTGCGATTACGCTTCGGATGTTCTTTGAAAAGAATGGATGGGAATTTAGGGAAGAATATGAAATTAAAAAGTCTGGTAAACGCATAGACTTTTGTGTTAAAGCTCCGTATCAAGGCGGTCATATATTCTTTGGGGTTGAATGCAAGCGGGACCTCAATGATGCAACCAATGCTACAGTATTAGCCGATCACTTTGAGCAAGCCGTAGCATATTCCCGTTCTCTTAATATGCCAGTGTTTCTTGCACCGGTCATGACCCAATATACCCAGAGTAGTTTATACGCAGGTGGACATAAGCTTCGTGCTATGTCAGCATTATCTGTATTCGGCGGTAGGTGTAACGTAGGTTTATTGGCAATTAATAGAAGCGTATGGCAAAACAAAGTTAGCGTAAACACCTATATGATTTTACGTGGCGGTTCGTTTTGGAACGAACGAGACGGATTTAACCCACAGAGAATGCAGATGGTCACATCTACAGGCTCATCAAAAGACAGAGAAGATATAAAGATATGGCGGTAGTACAAAGATATACATGGCCTGGCGTACACCCACCGATGGCACATCAGAAAACAACGGCAGATTTCTTATCAACTAATCCACGTGCGTTTTGTTTTAATGAACAAGGCACAGGCAAAACAGCATCAGCTATCTGGGCATCAGACTTTTTGCTACTAACAAAACAAATAAGACGAGTTCTTATTATTTGCCCACTATCCATTATGGATTCAGCTTGGAGAGCAGATTTGTTTAAATTTGCTATACACCGCAAAGCTAGTATTGCATACGGCACAAGAACAAAACGTCAAACAATTATTAATAGTGATGCCGAATACGTCATTATTAATTACGATGGTATTGAGATTGTTGCTAGTGAAATCAAAGAGGGTAACTTTGATTTAATCATAATAGATGAAGCTAACGCATATAAGAATCCGCAAACCAAACGTTGGAAAACTCTTAATCAAATCATAACGCCTGATACTTGGCTATGGCTTATGACGGGAACACCTGCTGCTCAGAGTCCAACCGATGCGTTTGGATTAGCTAAGCTTTGTGTACCACATAAAGTACCTCGGTTCTTTGGGTCGTTTAGAGATATGACCATGAGGAATATTAGCAAGTTCAAATGGATACCGAAGCCGGAAGCTAACGACATAGTATTCAATGCGCTTCAACCCGCTATTCGGTTTACTAAAGAAGAATGTTTAGACCTTCCTGATGTTACGCATGTATTTAGAGATGCGCCACTTACTGCCCAGCAACAGAAGTACTATTCTATTTTAAAGAAGCAGATGTTAATAACCGCCGCGGGCGAGGACATATCAGGCGCAACTGCGGCAGTAAATATGAATAAGCTATTGCAAATATCAGGCGGTGCAGTCTATTCCGATACAGGCGAAATAATTGAGTTTGATGTTAGCAACAGGCTTAGCGTAATTGAAGAAGTCATTAACGAAGCTAGTCATAAAGTATTGATCTTTGTGCCATTCACTCACACCATTAAATTATTATCCGACCATTTAACTAGGGTAGGAATATCAAACGAAATTATTAACGGTGATGTTCCAGTCGGTCAAAGGACTACAATATTTAAACAATTCCAAGAACAAGACAACCCAAGAGTATTAGTTATACAACCGCAAGCTGCGGCACACGGGGTTACACTTACAGCTGCTAACGTTATCGTGTGGTATTCTCCAGTCTCCTCAACCGAAACCTATCTACAAGCTAACGCACGTATTAATAGGAAAGGTCAAAAGAACTCTATGACTATAGTACATATTAAAGGTAGTTCGATAGAGGAGCGTATGTATAACCTGCTTCAATCTAAGCTTGATGTACATACAAAGCTAATAGATTTATATAAAAATGAATTAGAAGATACTTGACTTAGTAAAGTTTTAGTGTACAATACTATCTCTCGTTAACAATAATATAAAGGAAAAGCAAATGGACGGAACACCATCTGTCGATAAACTTGTCGACGTTTACATAAAGATTCGTGACGCTAAGGACGCAGCTAAGAGAGCATACGAAGAAAAGAATGCTGAACTTACTGAGCAAATGGACATCATAGAATCTGAAATCCTAGAGGTATGCAAAGCTACCGGTGCGGATAGTATTAAGACTCCACACGGTCTTGCTATGCGCTCTGTTAAAACTAGATACTGGACTAATGACTGGGATAAGTTCTATCAGTTTATGATGGACTATAAAGCACCCGAACTATTAGAAAGGCGTATACACCAAACAAATATTAAACAATTTTTAGTCGATAACCCCGAAGTGTTGCCACAAGGACTCAATGTGGACAACGCATATTCCATCACCGTAAGGAGAAGTAAATGAGTAAATTAGCCCTGTTCGAAAACAACCTGCCCGCATACTTAAAGAATGTTGAACTTGACGATGTAACAAAAGCATTGTCTGGTGGTGGTAATAAAATTAAACGCATTGCCCTTGGTAATAACAAGTTCATACTTAAAGTTGGTGGCGTTGAAATATCTAAGAGCGCAAATGAAAAGATGAATGTTGTAGTTGTTAATGCTGCTAAAGATGTATCACGTACATTCTATGCTGCAGCATACGACCCAAGCGCAGAAGCAACTCCACCCGATTGCTGGTCACCTGATGGACGTACTCCTGATGCTTCTATCGAGAAACCACAATGCGCCACTTGCGATAACTGCCCACAAAACATTGAAGGTTCTGGACAAGGTAAGAGCAAAGCTTGTAGATTTAACCGTCGTATCGCAGTTGTTCTTGCAAGCGATATTGGTGGTGATGTGTATCAAATGGAGTTAAAGTCTAAGTCATTCTTTTACAGCAAGAAAGAACCAGGCGATTTAGATCACATGCCGTTTGATCAGTACGCAAACTACGTCGGTTCACAAGGTTACAACCTTAACAATCTAGTAACTGAAATGCGCTTTGACGATGACTCAACGGTTGGCAAGTTATTCTTCCGTCCTATTGAGTTCTTATCTGAAGAACAATGGGAAATTGCTAAGAAGCAAAAAGAAACTCCTGCAGCTAAGTCAGCAATTACTATGACTGTTGCACAAATTGATGGGGTTAAAAAGTTAGCTGCGCCTGAGCTTCCAAAGCTTGAGTCTGTTGCTAAACCTGCGCCTAAAGCTGTGAAGGTAGAAGTTGAAGTCGAAGAAGTACCAGAGCCTAAAAAGCGTAAAGAAGATAAACCTGTAGTTGCACCTAAGAAAGACTTAAAGTCAATCATGGGTGATTGGACTAACGAGGAATGAACTTACGTGGGTTCAGTTTAAGACTTGTTGAAGCCAACCAAAATGCTGACTCCAATCTAATTGGGGTTCAGCTAGGTAGGTATTGCATTGCTAAAGATATATCGGCAGTTGAAGCTGCCGCTATATTCGGCGTATCAAAGATGACAATCTATCAATGGTTCGTAGGCAATTCAAAACCCCACAAGACTAAAGCTGAAAAAATAAAAAGAGTATTGACTAAGGCTAAGTTCAATAATGGCAAAGACTGATCTACTTGCGGCAGTGCTACCTCCAGATGGAGAAGGTAATTACTGTATCGTAGGTTTAAAACCAGGCGGGTATCCAAAGCAAGAATTTGCAGATACTTTACTGGGAGCTGGGGAGCTTATAGATGATTTATTGAGTCAGGAATTTGATGTTTATTTTGCATGTGCTAAGTACCTTGACCCAAACGAAGGACGAACACAGAAGAATAGCGCGTACTTTAAGAGCTTTTGGATTGACGTTGATTGCGGTGTGGGTAAACCATACGAAGATCAAACTGTTGGACTTGCAGCGTTAAAGGAATTTTCTAAATCAATAAAGCTACCGTTACCGAGCGTAGTTAATTCTGGTCGTGGCATTCATGCTTACTGGACTTTGAACAAAACTATATCTCGTGATGAATGGTTACCTGTTGCAAAAAGACTTAAAGCCCTGTGCGAAGAACGAGGTTTCGAAGCTGACCCATCACGGACCGCTGAGAGCGCATCTATTCTTAGAGTATCAGAGACTTTAAATTTTAAGCAAGATCCCCCACTTCCTGTTGAGATTTTGCATATCAGCAAGGAGTTAGATTACGATGAGGTTAAAAGAATACTTGGTGTGTTAGTTGCGCCGAGCTATATACCTCGGAATTACAGTGAAGCTGCTAAGATAAACAGAAGTAACACTCAAAGCAGATTCAAAACCATCATGATGAAAACCATTGATGGCAAAGGTTGCAACCAGATTAAATATTTAGTTGAAAACCAAGATGCTTTAGACGAGCCGAAGTGGAGAGCAGTGCTTAGTATCGCTACACATTGTGTAGATAGGGATACTGCAATTCATGCGGTTAGTAAGGGGCACCCCGAATATAACTACGAATCCACAGAGGAGAAGGCAAATGATATTAAAGGCCCATACACATGCGATAAGATGGAGTATTACAACCCTGGACATTGCAAAGATTGTATCAACAAAGGAAAAATCTCCAACCCGATTCAACTCGGCAATGAGATCGCTGCGGCAGAACCAGAAGTTCCGATTATTGAGGAAACTCCAGAAGGAACAAAATCATATGAAGTGCCTACCTTACCTGAACCGTATTTCAGAGGCAAGAACGGCGGCGTATATCGGCTCCCTGCGGAAGAAGATGCGAAGCCTACATTAATATATGAACATGATTTATATGTAGTTAAGTTGCTACACGACCCCAAGCGAGGGGATGCAACTTGGATTAGACTACATCTCCCTAAAGACGGCGTACGAGAATTTGCGTTGCCGTTAACTGATGCTCTTACTCCAGAAAGATTACGTGAAAAATTAGCGTTTCACGGGGTTGCTGCCCCTAAGAAGCAGATGGACGGGATTATGTATTACATCATTATGTTCGTTAAAGAACTACAACATAAGACAAAGGTAGAAATTATGAGAACTCAATTTGGTTGGACACACGACAATGCAAAGTTCATTGTCGGTGAGAAGGAAGTCGGTGCAGAAAAAGTTGTTTATAGCCCGCCGTCGCAAGCAACGGGTAGCTTAGCTAACTATATGTTGCCCGTAGGAGATTATGACGAGTGGAAAAAGATTATTAATGTTTATAACCAACAAGGCTTTGAACCACATGCGTTTGCATTCTTTACAGCATTTGGCGCCCCGTTGCTTAAACATTTAAATCTTAAAGGCGCAATTATTAACCTGATTAATAATACATCAGGTACAGGTAAGTCGACAGTACTTAAGATGTGCAATAGTGTTTGGGGCCACCCCGAAGAACTTATGTTGCAATGGAAGGATACACCAAACTCAATGATGAATCGGCTTGGCGTTATGAACAATTTGCCGGTCACGATTGATGAAATTACAAAATTAACAGGGGATGTATTCTCAGACTTAGCATACAGTATTTCGCAAGGCCGCGGTAAAAACCGACTAAAGCAACATGAAAATGCTGAGCGTATTAACGATACTAAGTGGGCAACAATTGCTTTATGCAGTTCAAACTCATCGTTCTACGATAAATTATCGTCACTTAAATCTACACCAGACGGTGAGTTTATGAGGTTGATTGAGTATCGTATTGAGATGACAAATAATCTTAGCAAAGAAGAAGCCGACATTATCTTTAATGCGCTATACAACCACTACGGTCATGCAGGGGTTGAGTATGCAAAATACTTAGTCGCTAATTTAGAAACTGCATTGGACACAGTTAAACAAGTACAACAAAAGATTGACAAGGAAGTTGGGTTTACAGGGCGTGAAAGGTTTTGGTCTGGCGTTGCTGCTTGTAATATCGCCGGTGCTCTTATGGCTAAGGATATGGGCATTATCCCTGACTTTGATATTGGCAGAGTATATCGTTGGGTGATAAAAGAGATGAAGACTATGCGTGTAGAAGTTAAAGCGCCAGTCGAAGGAACATCTAGCATGATTGGCGAGTTCATGAATGAGCATAGAGCCGCTACGCTAGTTATAAATGGTGAGGTTGATGGCAGATCAGGCATGGAACAATTGCCGATAGTTGAGCCGAAGTTTAATGAACTCCTGGTTAGGATTGAACCTGATACTAAGAAACTATTTATCAATGCCAAACATTTGCGGGCTTATTGCGCCAAACACCAGATCGAGTTAAAGAATACTCTAAAGGGTTTAGCATCTGATAATATTTACATAGGTCAAGTTAAGAAGCGGCTATCAAAAGGAACAAAGCTTCAGTCTCCTGCCATTGATGCGTATGTATTTTCGCTAGACAATGAGCACTTTTTAAACGCTGACTCTTTAATTGAAACTGCTAAATCTACTCCAGATGTTGATTCACGGACTCAACTTTGATATTAATTGGTCTAAATTTATAGTAGGCGCATCGTTCTTTATCCCTTGTTTGGATACGGACGGTGCAGCTATGCAGGTTAAACGGACCGCAAAGAGGTTACGCTATAAGATAAAAACACAAGTTGTTGTAGAAAAAGGCATACAAGGATTGCGAATATGGCGCATTAAGTAGTATGATTGCACCTGCGATTCATTTCGCTTTTCCTTGGCAAGTTGCCATTTCGCCCTCACCCTCGTGGTGGGGGTTTTTTATTCTTCATTTGCATAATTACGCCATCCTTCAAGTTGGGGTATCATTCTTTTATCTATACCCATACCACCTGTGATGTTAGAAAGCGCTCTATTTTTATAGCGAGTTTTAATAGAATTTGTTAACGCATCTGGTGTAATGGCTTTGCCCGGATTAGTTTGGCTGAAATGCACGATCTTAGCAATGACTTTATCCATCATATATGTATCACCAGAATCTAAAGCAATAAAGAAGGCATTTAACAAATCATTATGTCTAGCAATAATTTCTTGTTCTGCATTTTTCATTTCAATATTTGCTTTTTGTGCTTGCGCGATTTTATCGGGCGTAAAACCAAGCATCTGTGCCAAAGCAAGGCGAGCAGGAACTTCTTCCATTAAAGTGTCACCTTTCATAGTAAGAGCTTGACCTTCTGAAAGATAGCGTAATCCAGTCATGACGTTTTTAATAGCAGATGGCATAGCGGTTTCAATAGCACGTTCTGTATGGCCTTGATTAAAACGATCTAATGCTTCAGCATAAGTTACTAACGCGCCAGCAGATGGGCCAAGCAAACTCATCATAGTATTTTGTAACGTAGTAAGGTCATCCTTACCTTTACGTACATCTTGGAACCATAAGTCAGGTAAATTAGTGCTCATACGGTCTGCAAAGTTCAGTCCGCTGACTGTAGACAACGCGCCACGAGATAGTATTTCACCCGTAAACCCACCTAAATGTTTAAAGCACCAGTTCTTAAACCAATTTTCGGCATCAAACGGTTCGTCTGAATCACCAAATGCTGCATGAAAAGCTGAAGCAATGCCAGAGAATATAAACCAAAATGGTAAACCCGTCATGCCAGATGTAAGAAACGCCATGCCCATCATACCTAAGAACTGATCACGTGCTTCACGTTTAATACTTTCAAGTTCTTTAATCTTAGCTTTCATCAATTCTTCTTTATGCGGCGAGTTACGCATCTCTCGCTCATATGCAATAAGTTCAGCTTGCATACCATCGCCCAAAGATTTTTGAAGTGTTCTAAACATTAGCACAGTCATCTGTTGCGGATACATTTTAAATTGCAACAAAATATTACGGTAGTTACCGCGGAAATATCTTGGTTTATTGGTAGTGTTGTAGTTAAACAAAGTCTTTTTAACTAACGCATCGGCTTCTTGTATGGCTGTTTGGTAAGCTTGTTCTGCGGTATAACGTTGTTTACCATCATGAGTTTTAGCATCTAACGCTTTATTATAGGCTAATTCAAATGTTGCCATAAACGTTGTCTCACGCATGTATTTTTCAGATGCGTGAAACGGTAAACTTGCGTAGTACATTATTTTGTTCCATCGACCAGTGTATTGGTTTGATGGTTTTTCACCGATTTGCGCAGCTTCATGCGATAGCGTAACATCAATAGTTCCGCGTCTAACGCCGTCTTGGTATACGTCGGCATAAGTCTTACCTATAGAATTACCGTTTTTATCTTTAACATCCATGCCTTCCATATTGGCTCTGGCTAGTGATAAAAACTCATATCTGCCTGATGTTTCATTTACAAATCCTGTTCCACCAAGCATACGATTAAACTTTGCAAACGCACTCGCTGTATTTTTTAACCCATACCTAGCATTTGCAGCAGGCGCCCATACGCCTCCAACACCAAGCAAGTTAATCATAAACGATGCTGGCGCAGTTAAGAAGTTTATAAAGCCAAATTGATTTAACGCAGTGACAATTCCACTTTGTTTTGGTGGGTTAAGAATAGCAGTCTTAAGGTTTAACTCAAGTTCATGTACGTAATCTCTATACTTTAATGCCTCTCTAGCAGGCAGGCTTTTTAAACGTACTTGTGCTGAACGAAGGTCGGTGAATAGCTGTGGTAAATGCTCAAACCTAGAACGCTGATATGCCATACGTAAACGAGACACTTCAAATGCACGAAGCATATCAATACTTGCACCAGGTATATTTTCACGGTGCATAAACATCTTACGAATACTTTCGTTTGGCATTAGCTCTAAATACATTTGGCCGAGTTGATCTTTAACTTGGTCGCGTAACGCCCCAATAGGGTCAGCTAATACTTTAGCATCTGAGCTACCTAAAATATCTTCCGTAGATTTATCAACTAGAGATTTTAAACTTTCTAAATGCGCCCAGTCACTTAAATTACTATTAAGAATTTCGCTGAAATTATTTCCTGCTTGAATATCGCCACTTTCTTCAACTTGCCTAAGTACTTCTTCATCTGATGTGCCTTTTATAAAAGTACTTTTACCTTTTTCCTTTTTGATTAAGCGCTCTAATTCTTGTTCATAGGCATCATCACGAGCACCGGCAGTTTCAAATTGCTGGAAAGTTTTACTTTTGCCTTTGCCTGTTTGCAACCAGAATTCGCCAAAACGTTTAAGCGGAAAGTAAATTTTAAGCGCGTCTTTAGCTATATTGTTTTTTAACTTAACTAATTCATCGTTAATTTCTTTTTCTGAAAGACCTTCACTTTTTAGTCTAGCATGAGTACGTTCTGCCTGGATTGCTATGTACTCATCCATACGTCTTTTATAAAAATCACGCACTTCACGATAAATTTTTAACGCTGTTCTACCGTCTTCAGTGCCGTCAACCATTTTGTTCCAGGCATCTTTAAACCGTTTATCAACGTTGTGCCAGTTTGCGGCATCGTGTGCAGGGCCAGTAGTATCGGCTTCAATTTGATCAATCGTAGCATTAAGCATTACTTCATGCAACTGTTGAGCTTTATCAGGATTACTTTGAATTAATTGACTCCAAAGTTTAATTGCAGTATCGCCTTCCGCAAGTATTTTATTGCGGGTATAAATCATTGCATCAACTTCTTTAACGTAATCTTTGAACTGTGGGATATTATCTCCAACAAGATCTGATAATTGGTCTAGTGTTAAAGCACCAAGCAAAGCTCTGCGGTATTCTTCACGAACACTAGCTAAGTTAGAAACAAATTTACGTTTATTAACTTTGCTCCAAGGAGTATGGCTTCTTATTAAATCTCCAATCGTGCCAAGCATACCTGTACGCTCAGCTGTATTAGCTCTAAATTTACCTTTTTTAGCCGCTATACTTTTTGCTATTTTTGGTTGTTTTTCGTCTTCAAACTTAGAAGTATTATCTAAAGATATAGAGTTTTGCGGTATAGCTGTACCCGGATTAAATGTATTAACGTTAGTTGTGCTTTCTTCTCTAGCAGAAAATAGTACATCTGTATTAGCCATAGTTTGGAACAATACATTATCTACACCAATTAATTTAGATATGTATTGAATAAACTTAGACCAAGTAGATTGGTTAGTTTTGTTTTCAGCATAAAGACTACGAAGTATTTTTTGAAAATCTCTATTGCTAAAAGCTTCAGCTATAAATTCATGTAAATTAAGAAGTCCATACTGTTCTGCATGTGGAGTTCCTTTAAGTTGTTTAACTGTGTTATGGTACAACGCTACTAAATTGTAATAAGCTCTACGTTGTTCTGGGTTTAACTTTTCAGGGTGCAACATTAAATCTGATACAGCAGCATGTGTAGACTCGTGCATTAGCACATAATTTGTTGTAACACCGCCATTTAAAGAATTATTAAGGGCAATAGACCCTTCGTAATAAAACCCAGCTGCAGCTAAAGACCCAACAGCTTCGTCTAATGATTTGTATGCAACTTTCGCTTGTTCCATCAAGCTTTTATTAGGCACTCTAATTCTGCCGTCCATTAATCTGTTATAAGCTTCGGCCTTCAACAAAATTGGATTTATACTTGGGTCAAAGTTAGCTTCATTAAAATAACGATCCCATATGTGGTGGTAGTTAAGTTGCAGATAGGCTTCTACTTGGTTTCGTTGTACAGCCGTATGCGATAAAAAGTTTTCTAATACTTTATTAGTTATGTCATAGCCAATATTTACAGTAAAGTTTAACCCAAGTAAACGATCAGCCAATTTGCTAAAGTACTCACCTCCGTAACGCACTATGCCTTTTAATGCGCCTCTAAAATCATTTGAACGAATAGCATCATCAACTACTGGATGAACTGTAGCCTCTAACGTATTAATATCAGCATTTTGAACTTTAGGGCTACTAGACTTACTTTTCTTTTCTTTTTTATCTAAGCCTTTCTTTAGCTGCTGTTCTGTCTTACCCATTGCAATACGTGCTGGGTGGTTAACAGGCAGTTGAGGTTTTAATTCTTGCAGCTTTTTAGTAACCTCAGCTTTAGCTTCACGATCTATATTTTCGCCCGATCCAATAGCAACCGCTTGGTTAAACAAGTCATGGTATTGTTGAACAATAGGGTTGTTTTGTAAGTCGGCAGGGAGTTCTTCTATTCTTGGTGTTTGGCTTATGTGGCGAAGCTTTTCTTCTGTGCTTGACATAGGCTCAAGTTTTTTAGCTTCTTGTTCAGTTTCAACTTGTTCTGGCGTTGGCTCACCAAGTTCTTCTTCGTCTTGCTTACGCTGTTCTTCTTCAAGTTGAGATTGCTCTAATAACTTATCAGCTATTTCTTCATCAGTTGGTTCTTGATTTTGATTAAGTTCTTGGTCTAATTCATCTTGTAATGCAGCTTGTTCTTCTTCGCTAGGCGTTTCTTTGGTTTGTTCTTGGTTTGGCACACGAACCATGTAATCTACACGATCTTCAAACCCATTACGTGCATACCAGTCTTTTAGTTGTTCTTGATTAAGTCCGCCTAAAGAAGCATCGGGCTGCGCCGCAGGTACAAGAACTAAAGTTTTATCGTTAGTATCAGCCCAATTAGTAATTGCGCTTAATAATTTAGTACCCGCACCTTTATTTCTATTAGCTACATCCATGCCTGTTATCATGGTAGCGCCAATAAGATCATCAGATAAATCATTATCTTCGTCTAGCACTTTAAACCCGGCAGTAGCAAGTGGTTCTTGCCCTTTTGTAACTGAAGGTAGATACGCTCCTCTATCATTTACTCTAGCTGGTTTGGATTCAAAGGTTTCTTGTTCTTGCGTTTCTTTTGGTTGCAATGCCCCAACTTGTTCTGTATTTAGTTCAGCAGTGCTTGGTTGCGTTCCTCTTCCAGTTTGATCAGCAGGCTGTTCACTTCCCACCACATTACTTTGGGCATTTGTTTCAAGTCCTGGCTCAGTTCCTCGTTGGGAAGTAATCCCCTCAGATGTAGGAATGCCTGGCTGAGTAACTCCGGTGTTATCTCCAGTATTTCCTGCTGCATTTTGTTCCTCCTGTATTTTATTACGGGCTTCAATATGTTTATCAATGTAATTGCTTAACTCTTCTTTAGTTGGTTCTTTGCCGTACTGTGCAACAAAATCAGGTTTAACAATATCAGCAATCTGATTGCGTATTCTATTATTTGCAAGGTATCCTCGTATTCCACCAAGACCCGACATAGGAATGCCTTGTACAAATGTACCGACAACAGTCTCAATGTACTCCTTCATGGCATCAAGATCGGCGGTATCAAGACCTGCACCGAAACGTTCTGCCCATTGTTGTGCTAGCTCAGGTGGTATTTCTTTAGCTGTTGAAGCTGCGTATACTTTAGCAACGTCATATAACAAATTTTTACCTGCCGCGTCTAAACCACTTAACGCACCAAGACCAAATCTTTCTGAAAGAAAATCGGCGCCTGCATGGATTGCCATTGCTGGCGCAAGTTTAGTAAAGTTAAGTTCTTGGGCTATGTCTGCATTAGGATTTTTATTTTGTATTTCTTCAATAGCACGGGAACCTGGTTCGCCAACACCGTGGAATGCAGCTTGCGTTGCCATACCAAGCATACTGCCTTTACTAAGCATAAGCTTTTTAGCGGAGTCAGCTACAAACTTAATGCCAGCTTTTGTGCCTTCTTTTTCAGCAACTTCTTCGGCTAACTTTTTAACACCTTGTTTAACTAATTGTTTTTCAGCAATTCCAGCTAAACCTCCAGGTATTGCGCCAACACCACCAAAGAATGCTCCAAGCCCTGCGCCAACACCCGCTGACAATAAACTTTCACCAGCGTTAGCAACACCTTGTCCCACCATATAAGGCAGGTACTCTGTTATAAAACCGTTGACGCTATCATTCCATGCAACTTTAGCTTGTAAAGGTTCTTCTTCTTTTTTAGCTTCCTCCATACCCTTTAAGCCATTAGCAATCATGTCGTGGCTAAAGTCACCTTCACCTGCTAATTTTTGTATGCCAGCTCCAGTTATAACTTTGGCAGCATTCCATAGTTCTTTAGTTTGTGGGGCATAAGCTTTAATACCACGAACAAATGCGCTACTATCATCTTGATCGGCTACGGCTGCAGGGTGAACATTATCAACAGTAGGCTTAGTATCCCAAGGAGCAGGACCGGCCATGCCACTTGGGTGTTGTTCCCAAGGCGCAACTTCATCTTCTTTAGTTGCTGCTTGTTCCCACGGCGCAAGTTGAGCCATTATTTAACTTTCCAATTTTCTTGTTTAGATGGATCACCACCTTGGAATACATAAGTTTTACCGTTGTAAGGTTTTTCTGTACCTACAAGTATAGATCCAAGCGTTGACTGTGGCGCGGTTGTGTTTGGTGTAGTATAACCTTTTGAAAGTTTTTCAGCTATTTTTTCTTCATATGCACGAATTTTATTTACGTCGCCTGTTGCCTTAACTTTACTATATTCTGTATCGTATATAGCAGAGTTAGCTAACCAATCTTTAAATGCGTTACCCCTAGCAATAGCAAGACGTGTTTCGTTAGATTCAGCAGTGGGTGTGGTTGCAGCTGTGTATCTACGTAACGCTTCTTCTTTACTGACATTATTTTTTTCCATAATGTCTTTAATAACTTCTTGTTTATTTTTCTCAGGTAAATTCTGACCTTCAAGGCGCATTTGTTCAACTTCTTTAGCGCTAGTACTGCGAGCACCTTCAACTTTTTCATTGCTTGTTGCACGCATTTGCTCAACTTCTTTAGCGCTTGCAGCATGTTTATCGGCAACTTTAAGGTCAATATCGCCTTTCATCTTAGTTGCTTTTAAGTTAGCCGCAATTTCTGAAGCTTTATCGTAATGTTGAGCCGCAAGTGTCCAAAGACCAAGCTCTTCAGCACGTTTACCTTTTTCAATTTCAGCCTGACCTTTAAGCGCCTCCATTTTCATTGCTTGCATTTTGTCTTGTAAATTAGCTTCGCTACTTGCAAAGTCTCCCATTGCCGCAGCAATACCAGCACCGACTGGCCCACGGAAGTTTGCGAGCTTGCCAAAAGTTTGAGCAGCGTTAAGGTTGCGCATAATATATGCTTGCTTATCCATACCTAGTACTTGATCTTCATAAGCTTTATTAAGCGCATCCATTTTCTTATATGAATCCGGACCAAGCCCAATAGCTTTCTTCAAATCATCTGTATAAGACTTAACATCTGTGCCATAGTTCTTCGGCATAAAGTCGTTACTTTCTGCAGCTTCATCAAGTTTCTTAACGGCTTTGTCTTCGTCTTTAGCAAGAGTTTTAGCAGTGGCTGTTTCCTTAGCCAAAACAGTTTGTTTAAGTTTTTCTTTTGGTGCGGCAGCTGCAACTGCTTTAGCTTCGGCAGCTTTAGCTTCTGGTGTTCCTGCTAAGCCTGCAGCAGATACGGGTATAACTCCGCTTCTACCTGGATACTGTGTTGGATTATTGTTTGGCCCTTGTGGCGCACCAAGTCCAGGGCCGCCAGGTGTTTGAACTGGCGCCGTAGCTTGTGGGTTCATTACCGATGCAGATTGGTTTTGTAACGCCATACCTTGTTCTGGAGTTAATTGCCTTACTCCAAGCCCAGCATTTGGCGCAGTGGTATCAACCGGTCTCGATGTAGGAGCAGCTTGGGCTATTCCTCCAGGAGTGGGGGTTTGAGGTTGTTGAGCACTATCGATGCTGTTACCTACATAACTTAAAATTTTATCGCCAGAACCTTTACCCATTGCTTGATCCGCTTGTTCACGAATTGCATTTTGATATGATTGAGCTGCATTAGTAAATGCAGTAGCCTTAGCTGTATCTCCGGCTTGAAATGCACTTAGTTGTTGAGCTTTTACATCAGCTAGATTTTGAATTAATGGTGCGAATTGAGCAGTTGACGCTGGGTTATCTTTCATTAACTGGGCACCTGCCGCTATAGGTGGTGTCGTATTGCTAGACGTAAAAGGCGTAATAGCCCGCATTAAATCCCCACCTTCATATCTTGGTACACCGCCCTCGGCTAAAGCAACAATGCCCCCGCTAGGAGCCGCACCGCCCATATTTGTAGGTGCAAGTGGTATACCTGCTTTCTCTTGAATTAAACGTTTAAGCTCTGGGCTTTTTGTTTGTGAAGCATATTTAGCTAATGCAGATGGATCTGTTGCTGCTATATCTTCAAGCTCATTATTTAAACTTGCAAGTACACCTGCATAATGCCGTGGCACGGCTTCGGTAATACCGCCTTTTTTCTTACTCTGTGGGTTTAGTGAATTATATATAGACGCAGCAGCACCACCGGCACCAACGCCTTGTAATATTGAATTAGGCGCTGCTTGATATTGATTAGTTGTAGTTGACTGCATTGGTAAACCATGCAGCATATTGGACATCATGCCCAATTCCATTAACGGATATTGTTGTGCATTACTGTAATTTTGAATAGCTTGGTTAATTACTTGCTGTTGGTTAGCTTGTTGTAATTGACCTTGCTGTGCTTGTGTACCAAGTATGCTTTGTTGTGCGGCAAGATTTTGCCCACCGATATTAGCAAGTTGATTAGCGCCTTGCATAGCTTGATTAGTGGCACCGAGACCAGCTTGTAAACCTTGTAATTGAAATGCGTCGTTTTGATTGTATTGATTTTGAGCTGCGCCAAATGCGTTGTTATACGCATTGCCAATCATTTGTTGTTGCGCAAGGTTTTGGTTTTGTGAATTTAAAGCGTTCATTACCGCTTCACGGCTTCCGCCAAAAGCGCCAGCATGTGTAGCATTACCTTGCTCTTGTGCACCTTGCATACCGTACTGCTGATTCAACAACTGTAGGGATGGATTAAGCGCACTTGTGATATACGGATTCATATATCCGCCAACTTGCTGCTGGAAGTTTTGTGGGGTAGCAGAATTAGCAAGCTGATTCATCTGATTGGCATAGCCCATAGACTGACCAATACCCATTCCAGTAACATCTTCTGCTTGACCATATTGGCCAGGCGTCTGTAAGTTTGCTGCCGATGATTGTGCTTGTTGTTGAAGTGGGCTAAACCCTGCTACTGCAGCTTGAGCAGCTTGTGTCGGCGTGGCTGGAGTTCCGTCAGGGTTTGTTGAACCGTATGCTTGATATGGTTGAAAACCATTAATGTTATAAATTTGGTTTCCGTTAGAATCTGTACCGCCAGGCGTAGTTTGGAACAATTGTTGCTGCGTTGCTCCCAGCATTGTTTCTACATATGGTTGAGCATATGATGGGATATTAGATGTATTTGTCGTAGACGTTGTATTTGTCGGTTGGCTTCCGCCGCCTTGAGGTATGATACCTCCGCCTGCTTTACGTATAAAAGCACGGTCAGGTAAATCTGGAATACCTAACAAAGCCATTGAACTATTATTAAATCTCATATCTTTGCCTCTACAGTTATATAGCGTTCAGTTAATCCGTAACGTTTCCACAACCGAACAACGGATGGACGGGAAGCGCCTTGAATTTTTGTTGCACCTAAATTTTTTAAAATTACTTTTAGTTGGGCAAAGGTATCTTGGTTTGTAATTAGTTTGCCACCCATTGTAGTTATGAAAGCATTACGATCATTTGGACCGTTATTAAACTGAACAGTTGCAGCACCATGAATAGTGCCGGTTTCATCGACGGCTACTAATAAAATCCACTGCCCAGTATTAACATACATTTTAACTTGATCTAACGTATAGTCGTCCCCAGCATGTTTTCTTGCAGACTCAATAAACCCCTCAACTTTTGGCCAAAATTGAGCTGCAAAATTGCTGTTAACGTACTGTATAGTTAGAGTCATGCTGGTAAATATTTTTCTGCTTTAATTTCTTTACCTTGTTCTTTAGAGCCAGTTCTTGCTTCTCTAACTTTATCCATCATTGAATAAAGACGTTTTGCACCTGCATCAGTAGAGCCGTTGCCGAGGTGAGATACAACATCAGCAGGCACAACAAACTCCCCGTCCGCAAGCCTGGCAGGCTGCTTATGTGCAATAGTAGCAGGTATATTATCAGACATACCGTCGCCAGGGCCTTTAAGTAATCGACCACCATCTGAATAGCCTCCTAAGTTAAATCCGCCAGGCACGCCACCGCCAGCATAAGCGTTCATAATCCCGCCTTGCGCAGCTGAAGTTGGTGGAGTTGATGGAGTTGATGGGGCTAAATTTAATGCGCCAAGTGCTCCAGTGTTTTGTTGGGGTAAACCCTGCATACCGGTAACTCCTGCTAATTTAGCATTCATTATTTGTGCTCTTTGATAAGGGTTTTTACCGCGCAAATCTGGGTCATCATTATTCACAATACCCTGCCCCATGCCGTACGAAGAACCTCCAGCTGTTCCATAACCTGTATTAAATGGATCTGGATTTGTGGCTAAGTTTATATATTGGTTTAGTTCTTGTGATAGTGCATCAGTATAGTGCCCGCTAGTAGAACCACCGGATGCCATAGAATTAGCAATAGGTTGAGCCATTGGCATATTACTTGGCTGGTATCCCATCATCTGATTTGCAGATGTAGGCATTTGTGTAGGGGCATGATATATATTATTTGATATATTGCTCTGTGGGTACATTTCGCCAGGAACGCCGCCCATAGCCATACTTGCAATTCCCCCACTTGAACCTGTATACGGATTGTTTTGATAGTTACGGTACGAAGAAGGGTTAATTGCTGTTGGGTTTGCATTACCGCCTGGCTTAAAATTAGGAGACAATTTGTACCCAGTTAGTGGGCCTGTGTACGTAGTGTTAATTCCTGGGCTTGTACCTTTATTTAGTAAACCCATCTTACTTGCAAGAATTCCTCCGCCAATTGCAGTTGCAGTTTTATTTTGGCTCATCCAATCAAGGGCGCTATTAAAATAACCCATAACCCCACTAGGGGCTGCGGCTTCGCCAGATCCTAACGCAGCTCCACCACCAATTCCAGCACTAGCTCCGCTAGTTCCTAGTACATACGGATTTCCTGAACCCATAACACTTTGTAAATATGACGGTGATGATGCCCCTGTCCCTAATGCGTTTGCGTCGGGAAAATATGAAGTTGCCCCAATGCCAGCACTACTAGCACCACCAGGTGCAGTTAAACCAGGTCCAACTAATGAGCTTGTTCCATCTAAAGCTGAAATTTGATCTGGGGCCAAAGCTACAACATTAGAAGCAGCGGCTGGAGCAGCGGCTGGAGCAGCGGTAGCTCCAGGTATTACGGTGTCTGTAATAGCCTCAGTACCGCCTAATCCAAGTAGCTCAGGATTCGTTATTCCAACGGCTAATGCCCCAAGAGCAAGCGCGTCGAGTCCTTTAGAGCCACCTAAAGTGTCGCTAATACTACCTACTGGATCAGACCAAAAACTCATAACTATCCCCTTAAGATGTTCTTACTTTAAGCACGTTACCTGCGCTTGTATCTACATAAATATCGCCAACTCTTAACAAACCATTTGCGTAATCCGTCTGCGTAGGTAAGCTAATAACTTGTCCAGTACCTGAAGTCCCAGGTTGGCTAAAATTTAAAGCAGAAATAACCTGAGAAACTGTTGTTGAGTTTGGCGCGGTTACTCTTTGCGTAGCCATAGCAGATGGACCTGGACTATCTAACTGCGTAAAGTAAAGGCGCAGAGCATTTGTTAGCTGGTTAATATAAGCAGGATCATACTCAGCGGGTGCAATTGGTATGTTGGGTTGATGTGTAGTTCCAGTTGACATTACCTTCTCCCATCCGGTCTAATATCAAACCTAGGAACACCGAGCTGCCACGCTGTTCCAATTGTATTGGACTCAATTCTAAACGCCATTTGACGTCCTCTGAGCCTTGTATAAACCTGGCCAGTAAACTGTTGTATGTTGTACGCGTTTGTGGCTGCGTAATTGTTTGCACTGACAACCTGTGGAGTTGCCGCCGCGCCGTAAGCAGTTCCAGAATTCTCTCTTGGTTTAACCGTCATCGTCACATAAGGTTCAGCAGGTGCTCCAGCTTGGTTTGAATTAGACCCGTTAAAGTTAACGTCCGGTAATATTCTCCAAACAAACCCAAAGTTCTGACCTTCTGCAATCTCAAAGTCGGATGATTGAATATAAGCATCTATTGGCAAAACGGCGGCAGTAGACAAATCATCTGTACCGCTTTCATGGTTTAACAATAAACCATTTCCGTTGGTTGTCAATACTGTAATCTGGCTATTAGAAGACCCAACAACCTGGCTAGGAGATATCGTATAAGTGCCAACTCCGCCTGTTCCGGTTCCAAGAGCCGTAATGGTTGTATTTGGAGCTATTCCAGGTCCTGTTAACGTTTGTCCAACAGCTAAAGTACCAAGTGTAATAGCGGTAACATGTAATGTAGTTGCAGATATATACCCAGTAAAAATACAGTTTGTGTTGTAAGAAGCGGCAACGGGATAGAACTCAATACCGTTCTGTATCCATGCGGTTCTGGACATTTCCCCGTAATACCAAATATTCTCTAAGTAGTTATAGACTACATAAGAGTCAACAATCGTATTTGGATTTGCGGATGTGCCTGTACCGTTTGGCCCGGCAATAGAACAATAGAACCACCAAATCTCATTAAACTGCTCATTAGCACCGGCAAATACTTGATAAGACTGCTGTTGGTTTAACTGCTCAAATACATATTGACGCACTGCACAATCAAGCGTAGATACCGTACCTGTATACCGATAGAACTTATCCTGCCCCATCCAATAGGTCGTATTGTTAATCGTCACCATGCAATTGGGAGACATAACAGATATATTGTCCATCATGATCTGGAAGCCCCAAACATATGGGGCGCCAATATACTGCATAGAATAAAGAGCAGAATCAGTCCAAACTAATATCTCCTGACGGGTCGTTCTGGCTCCAACAATATAAGAACCGTTACTTAATATGTAATCACCTGCCTGGTTTGTTACGCTAGGCGTCCATTGCTGAGGATTGGCCTGGTCTGACCAGCGAACGCACATTGGGTTAAATGTAGAAGAGCCATACGGGTTAGCTCCAAAAGCAATAACAAACTGCTGAATGGAAGACGCTATGACCTGATATGTTTGGGTTGGTACATTAGAAGCGCCAGACAAAGAAGATAATGGGATAGCCCTGGTTCCTACTCCGTTTGCGTCTTGCCAATAATATATAGCACCGCCTCTAGGGGCAATAACTAAATCTTGACCGTAGTTATCGTTAGACCAAAGCCTGAGCTGAGATCCAACACCCGCTCCGGCGTAAGACGTCCCCCATCCACGAGTACCTGTTTGCTCTTGTACAACTACAGAAGATCCACCGCCGCTACCCGTAGAAGTAGCAGTTAATGTGCTAGAAATTGTGGATGTAGAAATCGTATATGTGTTTGTGCCGGTAGAAGTAATTTGATATGCAAAATTATTAAGCACTGATGCCGGTATGCCGTTAGTCGTTGTAGCTCCTGTAAAAATAACAAAAGTACCAGTCGTTAAACCGTGAGCAGTCTGGGTAACCGTAATAGTCCCGCTTGTATTTGTAGTTGCAAATGGGTTAGATCCTAAAGATACGCTTAAAGGCTGAGAAGCTCCGCCCCAAGGACCTGCGCCCCATCCGTTACTGACCGTATATACATCAAGACCTACTGGGACTTCATACCCCGCAGATACCGATCCGCCGCCAGTAGCACTTGAAGATGCAGTAGTTGACGCAGTAATCGTATATGTATTAGCACTTGGGTTAATGGATACGACTTGATATTCACCACTTATGGTTAATCCGCCAACAGCAGAACCGCCGCTAAATACAACATAGTCCCCAACACTAGGGTCATAGCTTCCATCCGTTACAGTAACCGTTGCAGAACCGGAAGTAGTTGTAAAAGGATTGGTTAGCGAATCAGACTGGATAAAAGGAGTTATATCGTTATAAGTACCACCTTGATAGATGTAATACTTAATTTGGGTTCCTACGCCTATTAGATTATTTCCCGCAAGGTCAACCCAATTCCAAAGCGCGCGGGCATGGCCTAAGTACTGATTAGGGCTAACCTGGCTCCATCCGCCTATCTTTTCTGGAAACCCAGAGCGGAACCGAATGTTATTACAGTCGAACCATCCACCAGTGTTGGCAAAATCTGTGCCTTCACGGTTAACTCCTGGTCTGAACTGTAATTTCTGTAAGGGCATAGATTCCTCAAGCTAAAACGGACATGGCATGTTGATACCTCGCCATGCGATCCTCTTGCCCAATTGTCCCACCATTTATAGCTTTTGTCAGCCCCGTAAAGTCATTATTATCCACATGACGGTTTAGATTGTGCTTTTCCCAAAAAACTGCGGCGGAAATAGCTGATCCCTCCGGCGTAGCTACAGCATCAGGATTAGATACAAAGTCAATCTGTGTAGCATCTGATAACTGTTCGTATCCTGCTTTACCTGTCGTTTGGAGCCATCCGCGACCACGGTAATTCCACCCATCCCCAGATTCTTCGTCACCGTTCGACATACGGTTAGCGTAAGCACGGTTAGCTATCTTTTCAGGATTATGAGCATATTCGCTTGCGTTTTCTTCATTGAAATGGCTAGGCCATGTGCGAATAAGCGACTCGGCTTTATAGTTTAGGTTTTCTTCCATGAATCGAAAACTGTCGGACTCATGCCCGCACTGCGCAATAAAGGCAGCTAACCTTTCAGGCGTAGATAAATCGGCCTTTTCAATAGCCATGTTCATCGCACCGATCAATGCCTCGGCATGACCAATATCTATTTTTGCTGCTTCAGCGAGTTGTTGAGCTTCCATTGATTAATTCCTTTACTTGATTATAGGTTGCGATACAAGCGTTTAGTTTCCTGATTGCGAGGTCCCCATCGTCTGTGACGGAGACAAGATCTGTAGCAGTCTTTGGGTCAAGTTGGGCTGTTGCGGTGTCAGATCCGCTGGAAGGTCCGGCATCCTTGGAGGGACATACTGTGCCTTTAGTTTTGACGAAGAGCTGCAACTTGCCAGTAGCAATATCAGCATCACGCTTAGCAATTTGTTTTTGAGCTTCATTTTGCACCTTGTCTAATTGTGTTGATAAGTCTGTAATCTTTCCGTTAAGCTCTTGTTCTGTAGCCCTTGCTTGTTCGTTAGCCTTAGCTATTTGTAAAGCTACTTCAGTCTGAGATTCATCATACCCTTTATGATGGCCGTAGAAATACGAAACAGATCCAATCAATATAAAGAGGATGAGTTCTATCTGCGCTCTATTCATAGTGCTGGCCTATCATTTGGGTTGCCAAAATGGGGAGAAGAAGTTGTTGGGGCAAACGTCTTAGGAGCAGTCGGAACAGAACTTCCAAAAGAAGTGGCACAAGACGTTGTAGGTATTGTAGGCTTCGGTAGCGTATTAGAACCTTTTGCAATGTAATTTGCCAATATCTGAAGAAGCTGCCCGGCAACTAGGGTAAGTACTGTAAAGATCTGCTTATCAGCGGGAGCTTCATTAAACAAGGGTTGCTCTGTAAATACGATGCTATAGCCAAAAAGAATAACAATAAATACCAAGGCGATACTGAACATCCGGATTACGAACCGGTTTGTCTCTGCGTTTAACTGCTCAGTTGTCTTGTGATTTGCCATTAGTTGGTTTGTTAAAGTATTCAGGACACGTTTGAGTAGCGACACATAAGGGCGGTTTGCAGTCATCATCACTCCAATGCTTGGGGTCTTGGCAGTGGTATCTGTACCTGTCGGAGCACCCCACTAACAACATAATCAATAAAGCGCATATTTTCATTTGTCCTTCTGAGCCTCAAGTTCTTTCTTCAGCTTTTCAATTCTTTTGAGATCATTTGCAATTAATATCCTATCCTGGTGTACATCCATGTACATAATACCAATCACCGGCAAAATCAGGACGAAGAGAAGCGCCAAGATAATTATAGTGATTACATATCCCCATGACTCGCTCGATTTATTGCCCACATCAGTCCCGCCAAATATATTGCTACAAAGATGACCACCACCGTGTAAGCACTCATCAACCAAGCCCTATCTGCTAAATCTCTTGCTTCTGCTTCCCGCTGAGCTTTCTTCCTAAGCTCCGCCTTCCTTGCGATCTCCTGCTTTGCCTTAACCGTACCGATCATTTCATTGACGCGCGTATAAAGATCTTTTAGTTCTGGGGGGACATGGTAGATCATGAATTCTGTTAGATCTGTACCCATCTGCTCCAACTGCGTCTTTGCCAAAACCAACCGAATCGCTATCTCATACGTCTCACCATCTGGATCGTAGATCTTCTCAATCCGTTCTTCTTCAGTCCTAATTGCATCTGCACAAGCTTTGTAGTTCTTGAAGAATGAAACTAGCTGATCTCCAATCTCTGCGTAAATAGCCTTTTCGTCAAACTTTACCTTTTCCTTTTTCTGATTCTTAGGATTAATATCTTGCAGTGTTTTCTTCTCTTCCACCGGAGGGGAAAACAGATTTATTATCCACCCCCATATCCCCTTTACCTCTTTCCCTATTTGTTTAACTTCATTGACAGTCTTTTGTACATCTTTGACAAGTGCTTTGCCTTCGTTGTACATAGCGCACAACTCTTTGACCCCAGTGAATGCGGCATTGGCAGCTTGGAAAAGAAGCAGGAATTCAATGACTGATCCTTAAGT